CGCCGCCATCGCCGCCGCCGCCACCGCTACCGCCCCCGCCTCCGCCATCGCCGCCGCTCGCAATCTGTCCCACATGGCCCCGCGTGCGCGAACCGCCTCATCCCAGAGGATGGATGTCATTTTCCGCGCTTCGAAAAGGCTCGAATCGTCCACGATGGGCGCGAGAGCTCGCAGCTTGGGAGCCCACGGGACGAGCGTCGTCCCAAGCTCGAGGAAGAGTGGCGTCGCAAACCGGAGGCCCCAATCGGCAAGCGCGTATCCGCGCTGGCGCTCGATCGCACGGTCCCGTCCTGACGTTGCGATCGCGCTCAGAACCTCATCGGTGAAGGCGCGAGCTCGTCGCTCGATCCCGGCCGGATGGAGCCCCACGCGATCGTTGAATCGGATGACCGCAGAACGCAGAACGTCCGACGCGCACGGCACGTTGTCCCCGAACTCGGCAACCACGCGCTCGAGTGGCCATCCCGCCGGGTCGGCCTTGTGCTGCTCGAGCGCCCATGCGAGATAGGCGCGCTCCATCGCGCATGAGGGGATCGCCTTCGGGTCGAGACCGATGCGCTTGAGTTGATCGACGGAGGGCTTCGGATGGGCCCCAACGTCGAGCGGAAGTGCTGGCGTGATCGTCACTTGGGTTACTCCTTTCGGATGGTTGGAGGAGCTTGCCGAGATGGAGGGCCTATCGGCTTCAGACATCTTGCGCCAGCTTCTCCGGAAGGCCCACGGCCAGCTCGCCGCCGCTCCGCGTCGAAAGAGGCGCCGGATCGCTGTGGGATCAAGGCAACGAGGCGGTCCGACACCAGCCGATCGACGATCGGACCGGAAGTATGGTATCTCCATCCCGTGACCAAGACGGAACTCATTCTCGCCCCCGGCACCTCCCCCCAGATGAAGGAGATCGCCGAAGCGCTCCCGCCTTATGATTTGCTCAAGGCGTACCGCGAAGCGCGCCAGCACTTTGGTACCCCTGACATCGTGCTCGTCGTCGTCGCGCGCGACACGAAGGATGCGGACGGCTTCCAGGCATTCTCGCGATCGGCATATATCGAGCAAGCGTTCCGCCGCTGGACTGACACACAAAAAAAGATCCATCCTCTCGCACGAGAGTCTGCGCACAAGAAGATGCAGCTTCCGCGGGACGGGATCGCCTTCTGGCTCGTCGTAGAGATGCCGGAGCTTGATGCGGTCGGGTGCTGCGCGATCGGGGCGTTTTTGCATCCGGCGGAGATGGCCGCCGAGAACTAGATCGACACCTACCGGCGATCTACCGGCGACGAGTCGCGATCCACGCCGCCGCGGTAGCGACCGCCACGACCCCCGCCGCGACCGCAAGTGCACGTTTTGGGTTTTGCACGATCGGCGCGATGTACGGCGCAACGACCGCGGCGGCCGCCTGAGCGGGCCGCGCGAGTGGCCTTGCGTACTCTTTTGCGAGATCGGCGAATTGCTGCACGCGGGTTTGCATGCTCGCGAGGTAGTCCCCGGCATTGCCGGTAAAGTAGAGCGCTCCGGGGATGCTCACCAAAGCGTCGACGAAGGTCTGCGGGACGCCGCTCTGAAGCCCGTCCCACCATGCCGATCGGTTCTTCAGTGTTCGGATGTACGCCTTTGCCCCCGCCGCCGCCGTGGGGTACGCCGCGAAAGCCAGCACGTAATGTTTCGGCGGATCCCCCTCGGGGGTAACGAAGGCCTGGACGTAGGGCGTTCCGGATGTCGCTTTTACGCCCCCGAAGGCGTAGTTGGGGAGCTTTTGCCAGTTGGCTGTTTCGTGCCCGGACTGCGCGAGTAGCAACGACAGAACGTCCGGGGACGGTACAGAGCCGGTGATGGACTGGTAGCCCTCGCTGAGTGCCTGCGCAGCTTGCTCGGGGGTAAGCGGTGTGTTTTTCGTTTCGAGCTGGGTTTGCCCCGAAGAAAGCATCCCCCTCGAAGAGAGATCGAAGAGGTACCCGAGTCCCATCGCTGTCAGGGTGTCGTGCCCGGCAACGCCGTCGACAGTTAGTCCCTTTGCCTTCTGAAAGTCGGACACGGAACCGTAACCGAGCTCCGACAGCTTGCTCGCGACGAGAGCGTCGACGGAGTCGTCGGCGCCGAGGGCGAACCCTCGTACGATCTTGTCGCCTCGACGGATTACCACGGCACCCCGCCCCTCCACCCTAGACCTACCGCAAGCAACGTCAACGCGGCCCGCCCCGAAAAACGAAGACCTCGTCGCTTACACCAGACAGCGATCGGAACCAAAGCGATCAAGAGCCATGGTGCGTGCAGCGCAACGAGGCAAATTATCGCCGCCATCGTGACGTCTACCGTCCAGTCATAGAGCGCACCGAACTCGGATACGACGTCAAGGTGTCGCGCAACCGCCCCATCGAGCATGTCACATGCGAGGCCGGCGAACGCTAGCCAGTAAGCCCCCGTCGTTAGCCAGGCCACCGTACAGGCGTGCCCTATAGTCGTGATGAGAGATGGCAGTGTCTGCTTTACGGACAATGCGGCGACCGAGTGCCCCATCGTTCGGGCAGATGGGCGCACCAGGAGTCGAGCGATGGACGTGACCGTATTCATGACGAGAGACTTATCTTCGCGGCGTGATTGCGTAAAGAAGCCCGACAGTCAGAACCATGGTTACAACTGCGACGACCCCGATCGGGAAGTGCGTTTCGGCAACGTAGGGCAGACCATTTGCGCGAAGGAGGTTTCCGTCCGGTCCCTGAAACCCGGGAGTCCCATCGGGAAGGACGATCTTTTTGTAGCCTGCCGCGGCGCTCCATGTGTCGACGATGTTGGTGCGCTGTTGCTCCGTCAACGGCGTCTCAGCGTCGTGCGTTCGCGTGAACGTACCGGTACGTTCCCCGGCCGTCGTATCCGTCGACGTTTCCGCGGTGGACGTAGGTGCAACAGAATCTTCGCCGATTCCGAAGCCCATCACGCGACGTCCACCCCACTGGAGAGTCATCGCCGTATGGCCCCGTAGACGACGATTCCAGCGAAGACGGCGCCGCCGATCGCAATCGCTGTCTTGTGGGCTTCCAGCCATTGGAGCGGGGTCTGGATCGGGTTGCCGTTTGCATCCACGCCGCCCCCGAAGAACAATGTCAACGGCGATGCAGGCGCTGTCGCCACACTTTGACCCGGCGCGGGTTTGACGTTGGCGTTTGAACAGCCGGCGATGGCTTGGGCCCAAGTCGGGATGTTGGCGCAAGCATCCTGGACTGTCGGGCCGGCGGGGGCGTCCGGGGGCGCGTTCGGATCTACTTTTTGCCCAGTGATCGTGGCAGTAGCTTGATAGGCCGGATTGGGACTCGTCCCACTTCCTCCGCCGAAGATGTCGAAGAGGCCCCCCACGCCGACATCGAACCCTGCCACGCGTCGATTTCCAAGTCGCACATGTTCCATGGTCATCGTCCTCGGCTTCTTCGACCTTTGCCGCCGCGCATCCGGTGCGACACCTCGTCGAGCACCCATCCAGTCGCCACGCCGAACGCCGTCGTCGCCAGCGCCATAGCCCACGGCGACGGTTCACCAGCGGCGGCACCCGTAGCTAGAAGCGGGGCCGTGATCATGGCTTGCCCGAAGCCCACCGTGAAGCGATCTCCTCGACGAATGTGCCCAGTCACGAGAGAAGAGTAGCGCTTTTTTTTTGGCGCCTCATCAACTATCCGTCTTGACGAGATGCGAAACCAGAGAGCAGTATGCCGACGGCCATCCGATTGGCCTCCCTCCTGATGGCACACACCGCTGTCTCCGCGAAAACTAAGGTCGTCACGCTGAAGATGACGCCGGAGCAATATCGGAACGTAGATCAGCGCGCGCAGCAATGCGGCGTGAAGATCAGCGTATGGATGCGGTCGATCTTGCTTCAGGCAGCGGATCGGCACCAGACGAGCGAGGGCTACCTAAGGATCAAGGAGCCCAACGGAAAGACGATCTGAGGAACGGGGATGATGAACAACGACAGAATGATGGGGCTGGCCACGCCCGGCGACGAGAAGGTATCTGTCTTCGTACGGCACTGGGACGGCGTGCGCCGCCAGCTTTGGCGGTCGAAGGTCGCTTGGCAGATCGCTGTGCAAGAGGCCGCTTCGATTCTCGAGAAATGCCGGCACGTGGAGACCTGCCCCGGCAAGGCGGACGAAAAAGTAGCGTGCGTGTCAGCTTGCCGCGATCGGGAGATGCGCATGAGTGCTCTTGTGATCCTTACGGCGGCGCGGCAGTTTGCACCTCTCGATGCTAAGCGGCTGGCGGAGGGCCCGTACTACGCCCCGTCGCGGGAGCATTTTTCGGAAGTCATCGCCGATTTCATGGCGTGTCAAGCGGAGCTCGAGGAGCTTCGGAAGGCCTCGCAAGGGGGGGCCACGACCTCGACAGCATTGTCCCTCGTGGCCACACTCGAAGCCGGCCCCGTGTCGCTGCTCACCGAAGCGACGGCGTCAAAGACGAGGGCGCTCAGGGCGTTCATGGCGGACTTCGAAGAGCCCAAGAAAAAGAAGACCAAGAAGCAGAAGACCACGAAGAAGACCAAGAAGAAGGCCGGGCAGAAGCCGAAGACAAGGAGAGCTCCGTGAAATTCATCCCCCGTCGTTCCCAGATCTTGGGCCGCATCGTGATCAAGCGTGTCCTCTCCTCCATCGTCCGGCCCGACGAGACGCGGAACACGACGAAGTTTGTCCTCGTCGACGCGGTCGGCAAAGATGTGAGCGCCGACATCGTCGTGGGGTCCGTGGTGTTGCCTGTGCAGATCCAAAATATTGTGCTCGATGGCGGCGTGCGCTTTCGCCCGATCCTGGATGACAAGGACGTGCGGCTCATCGTTACAGACGTGCCCTTGGAGGAGTTCGTCGTGCAGACCGAGAGCGCGGGCAACTTCGTCGCGTTCGGCAGCGCCGATGCGGCGGTGTCCCTTGGGGAAGCCCAGCAACCCTCGCAGCAGATCATCAACCACGTCCATCGCGACCACGCCGCTCCGACTGGCTCTATCGCATGAAACGGAAGTCCTACAACCTCGTCGCGGTCGGCGAGAAGCGACGTCGCATTGGTGCAGAGTGCGGGTGTCATGAGCCCGCTCAGGCGCGCCGGGTGGCCGAAACGGTCGCGCCGCACCGGCCGGACGACGTTGAGCCAGTGGTGCTTTCGGCGGGCCCCGACTCGAAGTGCCGGCCGTTTCTCGTTGTACATAAGGACCCGGCGCGATTCGCGGCGTGCAACGCGCTCGCTGACAAGATTGGACCGCTGAACACTCCAGAGAAGGCCTTCGAGCTCATCGAGGATGCGATCGGCGACGAGGTAAATGAGGTCTTCGGACTCATCACACTCGATCTACATCTGCGAATGAAGTCTGTGGCGGAAACAGGCCGAGGGGAGGCGACGGCAACCATGGCCCCGATGGTCCCTACGCTACAAGCAGCACTCATCGACGGTGCGCACGCTGTGATCCTCATGCACGTGCATCCTTCAGGTGTCGAAGCCGAACCAAGTGAAGCCGACAAGGAAACGACGGACGCCTTTCTAAAAGCGTTCGAGGCGGTCAATGTGATCTTGCTTGATCATTTGATCGTCGGGGGAAGTGAAGATAAACGATCGTTTTTCTCTTTCGCGGAAGAGGGACTACTCGACTGACGGAGAGCCCGTCCGCCAAACCAACTTTCAGGAGTTCGTATCCATGGCCATGCAGCAACCCCACGCACCGGCGACGGCAGCAATTCCCCAGCCCGAGCCGCCCGATCTCATCGAGCCCGGTTACCCGATGATCATGCGCGCCGTGTCAGATGCGGTTTTCCCGTCGGAACCGGGCAAGAAAGACGAGCCCGTCATGTGGGTGGTGGGCCACACGCATCCGTTCATCTCGGGCCACAAGGTCCTCCGCATGTTTTTGGACCGCGATGCCGAGGAGATCCGGGTGTACTGCCTCGCGCCCGACTTCTCCATGGGGATCCGCAGCATCATCCCGATGAGGGCTGTCCGCTACGTAGAGGAGGCGATGCCCGCCGACATTTTCGCAGACGAGCTCGAGATCGACGAGACGAAGGGCGAAGAGGACGGAGAGCCGGAGGAGCCCGAGACTCCCTCCGATGCTCCGTCCGTCGCTGCCGCTCCGGCGACGAACGGCACCGTAGCCCCATCCTGATCAGGCAGAAGGAAGGAAACGAGGAAAGAAGATGGGACGTCGAAACAGCGGCGGCGCAGCTCCGCCCTCGAACACCCCCGCGCAGCAAGACGAGGCAGATATCGTCGCCGAGATCGGCGCGGTGCCCGAGGAGTCCGCAGAAGGCGAAGAGCCAGGCGCTCTCGTCGCCGACGAGTCCAAGATCAAAGAATTAGGCGCCGTCGACGCGGAGAGCGTGCGCGACAACCGCCGTATGGAAGATCTCGTCAACAAGAAGCGGTCCGGCCAGGCGAGAGCGCCCTTCAACATCGAAGACCTTCTCGAGAAGTACGATGGGCTTCTGAAGTTCTGGCCGGCCAACACGATCGACATCAAGGTCAAGCGTTTGACGGGCTCGCCGGTGCAGTGGGTGATCCGCAGCCGTCCGAAATCGGGCGCAGAGCTCTACACCGTGCTGATGACGCACCACGGGCGCTACGAAGAGGCCGGATACGAGGTCGAATTCGTAGACTCGAGCGATAAGCAGAAGCGCGGCAAGGGGCGGATCGTCCTGACGGACACGCGCGACCAAGGACAACCGACGACGGGACCAACGATGATGCAGCAGCCGATGCAACCGCCGCCCAACGGAGGAATGGGCGATCCCGTGACCCTCATGCAGCGCATGTTCGGGATGTTCCTCGACATGCAAAACGCGGCACGCGGGGGGGCTCCAGGTGCTCCACCGCCGTCACCCGCACCATCCTCCTCGGCCCCGCCATCTGTGGATCCGATCGCGATGATGCAGCAGACGTTCGACATGTATCGTCAGATGCAGCAGCTACAGCAGCAGCCGGTTGCTCCTTCGGCTGCGCCAGCCCCGCCCCCATCGTCCGCCGATCCGATAGCGATGATGTCGTGGATGATGCAAACGATGCAGCGGATGCAGCAACCCGCCGCTCCATCGCCGCCCCCCGCGCCGCACGCGGGACCGCCCGGAGCATTGCCGGGCATGCCGCCGATCCAAGCGCCGCCCGGAATGTTTTTCGTTCCGGGGTTCGGTTTCGTTCCGGCGGATCGTCTTTTTCAGGCCCTCGGCGCTCCCGCTGCTCCGCCACCGCCAGGTCCCGGTGCGTACCGCACCGCCGCATACGGCGGCCCGTCCGGAGGTCCGCCCCCAGGGCCCCCCATGCGGCAGAAGTCAGCCGTCGAGGAGTTCCGCGAGGCCGCCTCGGTGATCGATACAGCGATGGGGATCGCGGACCGCTTTCGCCCCCCGCCTGAGGACGATGGCGCACGACGCCGCTACAACGTCGGCGACGACGGGGACGACAGCAATCCCGTTAAGGTCGTGGACGTTGGTAACGGGTGGCCCATCGTCATGGACCGCGAGAACGGGTCTGTGCGCGCGTTCGAAACCGTGACGGCCAACATGGGCAACGTCCTCAAATGGTTTTCGGAGCAGCGAGAAGCGCTGCAGAACCGCGTCGAGGCGCGGCGCGGGCCGCAGCGAACGCTCCCGCCGGGCTACGTCGAGGTGACCCCCGGCTACACGCCACCGCCGGGATTTGTGGCGGTGCCTGTAGACTCTTTGCCACCCCCGCCCGCGCCGGAACACATGCCGGAGCCGATCGCGCCGCAAAGCCCGCGCACATGGGGCGCTCCGCCGATGCCGATGCCCGGGGGCCCCCGGTGAAGTACAAGATTTTGATGCATGTCATTATCGAGGCACGGGACGATCGAGACGCAGCAGCAGTAGCGAAGACGCTCGACAAGCTCCTGAAGACCCCTTTGGTGAGGATGGCGATCGATGGGGAGGGGATCCGGCTTGCGCACGGGGACGGACGGCCGGTGGTGTACTCGCCAACGCGCGAAGTAGCGCCACTCTAATCGTCCGTCGTGGGCTCCTCCGAAAACAGATTCCGCGTCGGTCAAAAGGACGCCAAGCGCGCACGTCGTCTCCGCGTGCACCACGCCTGTTTGCAGCAGGGGACGAGATGCTCGGGTACTCAGCCCCGCCAGACGGAACGCGGTGCGCGCGGTGCAAACAGCCGCTCGGTGAGACAGGGTCGATCGTGCAGCTTTTCGGTACGGCGTAGACGGGGGAAAAAGATGAGCGATCCGATCAATCACCCGCGCCATTACACCGAGCATCCTTCAACTTCAACATCGGCGACGCCGGCCTCGATGGCGCCCACGACGTAGACGGGGGCCATGCGTGCGCGTAGTCTTCCCGAAGAATGCGGATGCGGAGGACGTACGTAGTTCGAGATGGGGACACTCCGGCATCGATCGCGGCGATGGAGGAGCACGCCGGCTGCCCCAAGTGCGCCTCGTTCGATCTGACCCGGGCCAACGGCCACAAGGATACTGTCGCGCACCGCAACGGCTTCGTGACCTTTCGCGACCTCCGCGTCGGCGAAGAGCTCTTCCTCCCTGAGAAATGGTTCGATCCGGCGTTCGCTGACGACAACCTCTACCCCCCGGCGTACTTCGCGAGCTTGCCTTACGCGGACGGCGTGACGCCGAGCCCGTTCGGGGAAATGGCACCTGTCATCCTCTCGCACTTTCGAGCGCTCGACGACGCGGCCGAACAAGTGCGCGACCTCGACGAGAGGGACGGCGTGGAGTTCTTGTCGTGTGCTCCGCGTACGGCGGCGGAGATCATCGCGGCCGCGTCCCCCGCCTTTTCTTCAGAGAACGCCGATGCGGGGTGGCATGCGCAGTACGCGAAAGATGTCGCCGATTGGGCAATCAAGGGCGCGCAAGCACTATCCGCTGATCTCGCACTTCGATCGCCCGAGCACTTTGCGGGGATGCGGGCCGAGATTCAAGATGCGCTTGAGAGCGCGCTCTACTCCGCGCGTCTTGCCCTTCAAGCGATGTACGGATCACTGCAACCCCCCACGCCCACGAAAGGGAATCATCCGTGATTCAAGAGAAACCTCTCGAGGGGATCCAGACTGATGCGAGGTCTCATCCTGCCGGCGCACGAGGCGCGAAGATCTCGCTTCAAGAGACGGCCGATCGCGCATGGAAGGCGCGGATGTCCCCCCGGCTTCGTGCATGGACGACACAGGTGATCGACAAGGCCGGCGCCGCGAAGGGAGGACGTCGTCAAAAGGTGACAGCGATCTTGGATGCGGCGAGGAATCAAACTTTCTACGTCGCCGACCCTCTCATGGGGGAGTTCATCGCAACGCCCGATCAAATTCTGTGTCTCGACAAAGAAAAAGGCCTTTGCATAAAGGGCATTGATTGTGACGAGTACAGCGTACTACTTGCGGCGGCATACATGAGTATCGGGATCCCCGCGATGATTATTGGGAGCAGTCACAAGGAACCGGCCGACGTTCCCACGCATGTGTTCTGTGCCTTCCAGGACGAGCTCGACAACTGGGTGCGCACGGACGGCACTACAAATCACCCCGTGGGTCAGACCGCGCAGCATCTTCGCGAGTGGTGGCTGGAGCCCGGCAAAGACGCCAAAGAAAAAGGCGTCGGTGACTTCGTCGGGATGAGCGAAAAGGATGTCGGCGTGTCAGGTAGCCCGATGAGCGCGCCGGGTCTGCGGTATCCCGGAATCCGGTAGTAATACAACCGGAATACAATTCTCTCGAAAGAGGCGGACTACACGGAACGATTCCGACGATCGTCTGCCGCCCGTCTGCGTGCGGCGCATTAACAGCCGACCCATACGAACTATACGGTTTGGATCCGCGGCTTTCCCCGACAGCTTACCGGCTGACGGCGCACGCCAGGCGCGTACCCTAATCACTCCGCGTGCACCGCGCACGGACCGCCCGAAAACATAAGGATTGACGCGACAAAGACGCCCCGAAAACCTTAGTCGAGTCGTGGCATGGGTCTCTATGACGACCGGCTCGCTCGGTATGAAGAGGAAACGCAAGAAGAGCGTGGCGTCTCTGCACGCCGTAGTCGTGCTGCGTCCCGTCGGGTCGCTGCCGGCGCGTTCCGCCGTCGTGTCACCCGTGCGGCCCCCGCGTCACATCCGCGCGCGGACGTTCAGTCGCTCCTGTTCGACCGACAACAGTGGACACCTTCCGCCGCAAAGGCCTGGGCGAAAGCTCACGGCTACCACCACGGCAAGGTGCACACGACCGATCAGCACATTCGCCTCCGGCAGTTCTCTCCAAGGGGCCTAAAAACCTTCCGGACCATCCTGTTTGGCCGAGGAATTCAGGCCGTCATCGCACGAGAAGAGGATCACATGGTCGTCAAGCATCGCGCTCGCAGCTCGAAGAAGGTCCGCTCCACCCGTCGTCGTCGAGTGCACGCAGCTACGCCGGTCGTGCGTGCGCGCAAGCGTCACCGGAAAGCCCGTGCGGCGCGCAAGGTGCGTGCGTCCACGGTTGTTCGGGCGCGAGCACGACGCAGGGTGCGCGCCGCCGCTCCGGTAGCGCGTCGGCGGCGTCGGGTTCGTGCGCGGGTTCGAGCTGCTGCTCCGCGTCGGGTGATGGCGCGTCGGCGTCGTCGGGTGCATGCGGCTACTTCGGTGGTCCGCGCACGTCGCCGACACCGTAGGGCGAGCGCGAACAAGGTTCGTACGCGGACGCGCACGCGCGTACGTGAGATCTTGGTGCAGGCCCCGAGCCGTCGGGTGCGGTCGCGTCGTCGCCGGGTGCACGCTGTTCGGACGCCCGCTCGTCGCGTTCGTGCGACGCGCCGTCACTACGCACGCGCCGGCATCGGCGGAGCGGTCAAGTCAGTCGGAAGACTCGCCATCTCGGCCGTGTCGATCGGCATTGGTTACTCGTTGTCCGATGCGCTCGATCGGTATCTTGCAACCTATAACCCCGCGGGAGACGAGAAGCCCACGAACAAGTTCACGTCCGACGGCGCTGGTACCATGGCCAACGCCCTCAACGTCGCATCGCCCCCGCATCTGCACCGCGCTCTCGCGCTGGCTGGTGCGATCGTCGTTCCCGCGATTGCATCGGGGCATGTCAAGAACCATTACCTGAAGGCTTCTCTTGAAGCCGTGGCTCTTGGCGCGGGGGTGAAGGCGTTCACGACGCTTTGGACGAACGTGGTTGTCCCGATGCTCGCGCCGAAAGATACCTCTGCTTTGCAGGGAAGCGTCATCGCGCGTCTGTATCCCTCGGAAGTGGCCGCGAAGCTGAATCTCGATTCCGCCACAACGTCCGCGAGTGGACAGTCTTTCGGGGCCCTTTCGTCCGCTCCGATTGGCGATGTCGGCCCTCTAGCCCTCGGTGGTGATTCGCCCTACCCCGATGCGGTTCAGGTTTTTCGGCGACAAGCCGGGGTGAGCGACAACGAGAATTACCCGTCTGCTGCTCAGGCCCTCCGTCATGAAGCCGGACTCGGTTATGTCCGCCGTCCTGCCCCTCCCGGAGCGTCGCGGTTTCAGTTCTCCCATCCGATGTACAGGCCCGGCGGGGTCGCGCACTTCGCGAACTTGAGCAACCGTTGGTCGCGCGCTGGATTCAACACTCCTTACGCCATCCCGAGTGCGCCCGGTACGGCGCCACACCACAAGCACCACCATCACCACTGCATGGCGCGCGCGAAGGGTCTGTACCCGACGTACACGGATGCGCAGCTCCACGCGTGGTGTCTTGCCCATCCGTATGGGCACTACCCGTACCTCTACGAGTCCCCCGCTTCTCCGGTTGCGCCTCCCGCACCCCCCATCCAGGGTGGCGTTAGCGATGCGCCGGCTGATGGTGGCGGTGGAGGGGAGCCCCCGCCGGCCGATGCTTCCGCTGCACCGCCGGCAGCAGGCGACGGAGCACTCCCGACCGCCCCGCCTCCGGCAAATCCAGTCGGGCCGCCGACCTATTCACCCGGCCCTCCCGCAACACCAGGCCCTGGCCCCGTCCCCATGAACTCCGCGGGCGGTGAAGGCTGCGGTTGCGTCGGCGAAAACAACAGCTTCCTCGGCTTCATCGGCGACGAGGAAAAGGACTCTCTCGTCCTCTCTTGAGAGACTAGACGAACGAGCGGAAGCGGAAGAACGAAAGAAGTTCAACAAAGAACGCCTGCGTCGGCCCTGTGAAACGGCGGGCACACGAAAAGAGAGATCGTCATGTCACGTTCCATTATCGGTAAAAAGTCCGCGAAGTGGGGTCAGGATCGCGAGAAGGTGCGCCGCGTGCCGTTTGGTCTCGGGGAAGCCCCCGGGACTCTCGGCGCTGCGGAGAAGTGCCTTCGTTGCTCCTTCGGCAATATTCCCGTGATCGAGGAGGTCGTGTGGACGATCCCCTTGCCGCTCACGATCGAGGAAGCAACCGCGACCTTCGGCGACACGGTCAATCTGTTGTCGGGCTCTTCGTCTGTCCCGGGCGTCCAGAGCATCGACAGCACGTTCCTGATCAACGGCATTCTCCAGACGGACATCCTCACGCAGGGCGTAGGCGTGCACGTGTTCTGCGAGCCGATGAGCTTCTCGACGATCGGCAACGCCTTCGCGGCACCCGCCACGACGACGACGCCTCCCCCTTCGCCGGATGTCTTCACGCTCAATGATCAGATTGGCGGTGCCCTCGGTGGCAACACCGGAACGGGGATCCCCCCGGTCGGTACGTTTGCCGGGACCGTCCTCACGCCGGCTGATCTCGCGTGGGGCTCGGAAGTGTGGCGCGCGGGGTGGAACTTCATCAACGCCTACCAGTTCCAATGGAAGACGTCGCAGAGGGAACTCGTGCTGAACGAGCTCGCCGCGGACGTCTCCTACTTCGGCTCGTTCGCGGACGCCATGGCGTCCGGCACGTCCGAGGTCCCCGTGATCGAGTACGTGGCGCAGGTCAACGCGAACTACCGCGCAAAGGGATCCGGCACGATCTTCTTGCCGGTCACGCATCGCCGCGTCGGCAGCGTCGGCTACAGCGGAAACGCCACGGCGCCTGCCAATGTGCTGAACGTCGGCATCTTCCACCCGACCCGCGACTACGATCTCGCGCCGGTCACTTGGGGCGGTCTCCGGTGGCAGGGGTACGGGTGCCGCGGGCAGATGTATCGCCCCGTGGAGAGCCCGTGCTTCCTCGAGCGCGGTATCCCCATCGGGATGCTCTTCGTCGCGCAGGACGCCGTGCACCAGGCATCCATGCTCGAGGCCCTCACGATCACAAACGAGCCTCTCGGCACGAACATTAGTGCGGACGTGAACCTCACGTGCAACACGGGGATTTCGGCCTCTAGCTCCAACTCGGTGCCGACGTCCCCGCTCACTGCCGGAATTCAGAACCAGATGCTCGAGCAAACGCTCGATACCGTCCCCGGTCTCGTTCGGCAGGACGTCAACACCTGCCGCGAGGTCTTCAAGGGCGGTGTGCTGAAGCTCGCGATCAAGCTGAAGGGCTGGGAGATGCCCGGCGGGTGGAAGGCGTACTGCCAGACCAACCTGCCGACGATCATGGCGCCTCAGTCGGCCGGCTGATCGAAAACCGATCCGAACGTTCAGGAGTTGAGCCGGGCGGCGTGGCGGAAAACGCTGCGTCGCCCGTTTTCATTTTGGTAGAGTGCGCTTGAGGAGAACCTGACGATGGAACCGAAGCCAAATATTCGTGAGCTCGCCTTGTGGGCTCCTAAACTAGCTTACGGGTTGGTCGTCGGCGTTCCGATCGTCCCGTTCGTGGTCGACGTCCCGATCCAGTTCTCCTCGTCGGTTGTCAACGCACCACCGATTGTCGGATCGTTCGACAATAACCTGACGCAGGACACGCTGATTCAGCGTGTATCGTACAACCTGTTTCAGCAGAACTCGTTTCCCGGGTCGCCGTTTCAATCGCTGTACTTCAACCAGTTGAAGCAATCGGGTCAAACTGGCGTTGGGATTCAGTTGGATGTATATGGCGGCCCTAAATATTCGATAAACGATGACTTTACAGATTTGGGTAATCTGTTCGATGTAATCGCATTGGCGTGGCCGAATGGCTGGCCTCTATTGAAGCAATCTAATGTTAAGGTGAGCGCTATTCTCACACAAACTCCGGTGAGCGTACCGTTCAATGTAACGCTCACATTTTTGGGCCAACAGTTGTTGGACAAGAGCGTCTCCGATCTCAGTGATGCGGAATGTCGATGCCGTTTGCGCAAACTTGGGATTGAGTCTCCAGATCTTTCAGTTCTGATGATCGCGCAATGAGGCCCAGATTCCATATCTATATCCACACCAATACGGTGAATGGAAAACGCTACGTCGGACAGACTGTGCATACGGTCGAAGGTCGCTGGAAAGAACACGTCAACGCCGCCAAGCGTAACAAGGGCGGCGCTCGTCTTCTGAGCGCCGCGATTCGCAAATACGGTGCGGCGGCCTTTGTCCATGAGTTACTCGACGTCGTAACCACTCAAGAGGGAGTGGACATCGCCGAAGCTCGATGGATTGAACAGAGACGAACGCGCACACCGCACGGGTACAATCTCTCCTCGGGAGGCGGGGGCAACGGGCATCACCACGCAGAAAGCAAACGTCTAATCGGCGATATGTCGAAGAGGCGTATTCAGGCGATGACTCCCGAAGAACGTGTCGCATACTTCCGGAAGAACATTCATGCGTGGTCGCCCGAGCGTCTGTCTCGTCATCTGAAATGGCTAAAATCAGAGGAGGCCGGCGCATCCTTCTCCGCGGGCCAAAAAGCGTTTTGGTCGCAGTTCTCTTCTGTCGAGAAGAGCAACAGGGTTAAGCACCAATTGTCCGGCATGTCGCCTGAGCAGAAGAGCGAACGTGTGCGCAAACAATGGTCAAGCATGACGCCCGAAGCGCGTACGGAGAGAGTCGAGAAGGCCCGAAAAAGTCGGCTGGACTCATTGGGCCCTGAAACCAGACAACGTATGCGTGAGAGTCAGACGACGGAGCAGCGTAGAGAGGCGGCTCAGAAGACATGGGCCATCCGCAGAGAGCTATACGGCAGCACAGGTGGGAAAAAGGTACTGACAAAATCGTCAGAGGAATACAGCGCGGCTACGAAAAAGGGATGGGCCGCCATGACGCCGGAAGCACGTGTCGAACGCGTGCGCAGGACAAAAGAGGGCGCGCTTGCAGCTAAGGCGAAGCTGTCGCCCGAAGCACTCGCCGAGCGCAGTCGCGCCAAGGGTCTGAAGATAAAAGAGGCCCTACGACGTTCGAAGGAAGCCCGCGAATCCGCCGCGCGCCCCGTGAACCTTCTTCGCTTCAACCTTCTCGATCGTGTTGTTCGGCGCACGCGACAATCGGCCGTATCGTCAGAGGTGCTCGATCGCGCGCACGCAATGCGTGACGCAGGATCGAGTCTGCGCGTGATCGCCGAGCAGGTCGGTGTGTCGACCACGCACCTGTGCCGCCTGCTCGCACGCGGAAAGAAGCCGGCGTAATGTCCTCTCACGCCCGTAGCGACAAGATCCTCGAACTCCGCACTTGGCCCGGCGGGGTCGGCGAAGGGATCCGTCAGCCGCTCGCGCGTGGTCGTTACGAGCTCATCACGGCGGGGCCCAACCCCGAATTTGGCTTCATCGGAAGTGATCCGTACCAGACGAACGCGTACACGGGGCTCGTTGTCCCTTCGACCCCAACGGCGGCGCTCGGGGGCCGGTATCTCTTCATCCTCGCCCGTGCGACGTTCGGATCCGCCGAGGTCGGCGTGCGGCTCGTCGGAATTCGGCAGTACGTCGAGATGGTTGCGCGGCTCCCGTCGGGGACAGATCCCCTCACGCCGAACAGTGAGTTGCCTCCTCCGCCCCCTCCGGGTCCGCCCGTCGGGAGTACCGTCACGTTTCGCAAGGAGATCAAAAACCCGCTGTGGCACCCGCCCGGCGGCAACATCTCCTGGCACGTTATGGTGATCAATCGGTCCCGCAGGGACACCCGCAATCCTGCAAACACCGACGGGCTGATTTACGAGGACGCCCTTTCGCCGGCTCTCCTCTACGAGACCTTCGCGGGTCCGCCCTTCGCGCCGACCGCGTACACGCCGCCCAACGGGGGAAGGCCTTGGGGCGTACCGATGGCGGCTTCGCTCGGCAACATCCACGATCTCCGGTATCGCGGGCGAACAGATCAGTCCGAGCGGTTGCTCGATATCCCTATTCCGGTGCCGTGCGACGTCGTTTTTTTCGCCAGCGTCAGGCAGAACGATCCGACGACGAACCCCTCGTTTCTGAACGCCACACCTCTTCAACTTCAGCAGTTCGCCGCGCTATCGGAAGAAGACAAATTCCTCGTCGCGTATAGCGACTTCGCCCAGTACGGCTCGATCTATGGGGCCATGGCCTTCGACGAGAACCTTCCTCAAGACAATCTCGTCGGCTTCGCCGGCATCAACCCGAGGACCATCCCCTAGGAGACACCATGAGTTTGTTACGCGCTATCGGGGGCGGTGTTAGCACGGCAGCGATTGCCGGCCTCGGCGCCTACGCTGGAGTCGAGTACGCCGCCCGGCAAGGCAAGAGCCCTATCAGCGGTGCGCTCGTCGGAGGTGTCCTCGGAGCGTTTCTGATGGGAGCGCTCGCCAACATGCAGAAGAGCCCCACGTACGGCGGCGCGCTCAGCGGCCCCCCTCTTCCGACTCCGCCGGCGATGCGCTGGCCCGTGAGGTTCCCGTGACTACCCCCGCGCAAGCGTCCGGCCGATATGATTTCGTGCGGGACTATCCTATCCAGGGGCCTACAGACGAGGGGATCCGCGCGGCTGACTGTTGGTGGTCGCGCAACGTCCTTCCCGTACGGAAGCCGTCGTGCGTCGACTGCTACGGACCGATCCCGCGCTGGGCCAGAAACCCGGCGAGGTGGTCCGGAGGGCCCGCGGAGTACGGCGGGCGGGGGTGCGGCGGGGAAGAGCCGGTTTGGTACGGCGGCGGATGCGTGCGTGGCTTTTCTCTCGCCGACGCGCCCGCGCTGACGAGCGACCAACAAGCATGGGTCGTCGCTACGCTGACGTCGCTGAACACCCTCATCGGCGCGGCGACGGGGACAACTTGTCCTAGCTGGCAAGATCCGGGGACAAATCTGCAAGCGGCGGTCTCCTGCTTTCAAGGCTGGTACAACGCGAACTCGGGGGGAACCCTTCCCACGGACGGCAACCTCGATCCGAACACCGTCCAGGCCTTGGTCGCAACGACGCAGGCACACCCGAGCGATTTCGGGACGCAGTTTCCCAGCGGCGCGGCGCCGGCGTCCGACTCGCCCGTCCCGCCCGATGCATCGGCAGCGGCAACACCGGCGCCGCCGGCTGCTCCCACGACGGCAGCAGCGGCTCCCTCCCCGGTGCCACCGTCCGCTTCGTCGGCGCTCGACAAGTTCCGCAATCTCAGCACGCCGGCCAAGGTGGGGATCGGGCTGGCCGGAGTTGCACTCGTTGCGGGTGTCGTTCACATGGCCCGAAAGAAGGGCGGATCGAGATCGCACGGACATCGAGCCGCGCCCTCGGCGGCACCCGCATTACCTGCGACTATTGCGAAGGCTTGGCGCTGATGTTCTCTCTTCGGTACAACGGGCGCGCGGTCCGCGCCGTCGGGATCGGCGACGACACGGGCTCATCGCAAGCGTTCGCCATGACACTCGCACAGGTAGATCCGTGCGACCTCGCGAACGTGCAGCTCGTGTGCAACTTCCAGACGGCCGCGGGGCTCACGCCCGATGGAAAGTACGGCGCGTCCACGGCAAAGGCCGCGCAAGCTGTATCCCCGGGTGCCCCGGCAGGTTGCCATCCGCGACCATCGTGGTGGGCGGGGCATGGGCAGAGCAATTGCGGCGGCGGAATCGTAACGGCGAAGCGCAGCTCAAAGCACGAGTACACGCAATCGAAGGCGCATCCGGCTGACAGCGGTACGGCCGCGGACGGGCCCTCTGCGGCGCCAGTCGCGACGGCACAGGCGGCACCAGCGGCACCGATCGAGGAGCCCTCGCCGTGGTTTCTCAAGAAGAGCACGCTCGTTCTGGGTGGCGTGGGTGTCGCTGCGTTTTTGGCGATGGGCGCTGTCTTCTCGGGCGGCGGCGGCGGCGGAAGGAGAAGGTGAAAGCGATGAACCCGAAAGTCATCCACGGAGAGACAATGTGCTGTGGCTACAAGCGCTGTCCGAAAATACGCCTCTTCGAGGACGGTTCTGTCGAGCTCACCGACGACGATGCCGAAGCCGGTTCGGTCGGCATCATCAAACTCCGCCCCGCTGTAGCTGCGCATCTTCTCGAGGTGCTCTCCGCACGCCGATGACCTCGATCCTCCTCCTCTCCGCGCTGATCGGCGCGACGCTCCTCGTCGTGCGCAGCACGATCGCGCGTCCGATCCGACGGCTTTTCCCGGCCCTCTTCGAGTGCAGTCAGTGCACCGGTACATGGGTTGGGGCAGCGGCGGGGGCGAGCGGGATTGTCACCGTAGGATTCGGCCGCATAGGGGACGCAGCGGTCGTAGGGGCGGCGACGAGCTTTCTTGCGCTGCTAGCAGATGCGGTTTTGCTCAAGCTGCTCGGAGACCCGGGCGAAGAGGAGAAAGTGTCATGAGAAGGAAGTTGACCACGCTTCGCGCGAAGGGAGGCGCTAGCGAAAACGGCTGCTCGCGCCAGCTCATGGACGAGGCAGTGTACCGCGAATTCGCGAACTTCGTCGCCACAGGCTCGGTTTACGACACGGAGTACAGTGGATGGTCGAACGCATCGCGGCCGAAAGACCAAGCGATCTCGCTACGCGCCTCCGTAGTGGCGGCTGACCTGTTCACCGTGGGGGGCACGTTGTCGGGATACGACACCGGGACAGGTCCGCTCGTTTTGCAGATCAACGGCGGAGACGATCTCACACTCACTGCAAACGGCCCGTTCACGTTTTCTGACCCGTTGCCGAACGGCTCTCCGTACAACGTCACCGTGCTGACTTTCCCACTAGGCGCAAGTCTCTTGAGCCCGATCTCCAACAACCCCGGGACCGTTGCGGGAGCAGATGTCACGGACGTTGGAGTCGTTCTTACGTACCCGGGATAAACGCGAGTTTTTCAAAAGTCGATCGGCAGCAAGCAAAACGTGACGACGTCGAGATCCTGACTCTCAAACCGTGATCTGCCACGACACGGCTTCGTGCAGTGGATCACGGCAAGAAAGAAAAAGGATCTTCGATGGGCTACCTGACAGGCACCAAAAATCGCTCCCCGAGCACCTATGAGCAATCTCCCGCCGTGGGCTCGGGGATGGCGGTACCGCCGGGACTCGTCGCGACGTACTACGGGGACAACGGGGCGGACACGATCACGGTTAGCGACTCCGTCGATACGCCCCTCGTGACGATCACTGGGATCCTTGCGGCCGCAGGGCAGAAGATCATCGTCCATGCGACGGTCAATTACACCTCCATCGCTGGAAATGGGACGATCTTCACGGGCATATTCATATCTCAACCCCCCGGACCTCCGGTTATTCAGGACGGTGTTGAAAACTCGACGATTATCATGCCGAGCCAGACCGTCACGCGTGTCTTCGAAGTGCCGGTGACCTCGACAGGTAGTTACACGGTGCAACTCGACGCGATTTGTCAGGACGGAGCGACGAGCGCGACGGTTTTGGGTAAACCGCCTTCCGTTTCGCCGTCGGCGCGCCTTACCGTCGAAGTCGTGAGCGTCTGAGGCCAAGCGCGGGCGAACGAGGGATCCATGGGCTCTATTCTCGGCATCAAGAATCGATCGCCTCTCACCTACGAGAGGTCGCTGGGCATGGGCGGCTCCGGTCCCTTCTCGGACGTTCCGCTGAAGCGGCTACGATGGATCGACGCGTACACGACCGTCGCGCCTGCGATGCAGAACGGCGCACCCGGGACGCCGTACCAAAGCCCCGAGGCATGGCTCAACACGCTGGGCGCACCGACGAGCACCGACGACGCATCGACAGCCGAGCTAGGCGTCATCTCCCCGGCTGCAGCGGATGCGTGGAGTCCGAATCCGCAAACGTGGACTGTACCCAGTAGCCGAAACGTCATCCTCATGGCGTTCAACATGGTGGCGCCGTCGTTCGCACCACTGACAATCAATTGGAACAACGCCCCGGCGGCGTTCGTGCCCACGATCGCCACGTTCATCGTCGAGAACGCCAACATTTCCGGCCTCACGATGACGATCACGGACGCGGCTGGATCCGCCCCATCTGCGTTGATCTTCGGTAGCAGCAACCTGCAAGGCACGCTCGACGTGACAGGAGCGGCTCTTTTCGAGATTCTCGACATCAGCGGCACCCAAGCGCAGCTGCAAGTAACGTCCAGCGCTACTCCGACGTGGTCGCTCACGCTTCAAGAGGGGAGTCAATGGAGCTCTACGAACCTAACCTGCGCGGGGTTGCAGGCAGAGGATTCGATCGTCTCTGACAGCGGTACGATCACGACGAGCGGCAACCAGAACTACACGAGAGCGTCTATCGGCGCGCCCGGTCTAACGGCGGGGGCGCAGTGCTTTTTCAACCAGACGAGTTGGTCACAAGCGTGCGTACTCTCCGCGCCCACCGCGGAGTTCGACGGCATCTCGTGGAAGGCGTTTCAAGACGCGGATTGCACGTACGGCTCTACGATCGTCGCTGTCACGGGCGGCTTTCTCGCGGGGCAAGTACCCGGCGCGAATATTACGGAATCGGTGACCGTTTCGATCATCGGCACCGGTGCTTCGTCGGGATACGAACAGGGCGGCAACTGGTACACCATCCCAACCCTTGCGGAGGGCGTTACCACCATCACGGTGGCGGACACCGCCGATCCAGGAGACACGATCTGCTTTACGCGCACCGACAATACGGAGGGCGCTGAGCTCCAAATCCTAGATGCTGGCAGCGGTACGATTATCACCCTGACGGGGCCTGGGAGCGTCGTAGTATATTTTGAAAGCGGCCATTGGGTTCTTCAGATCTTTGGGCAGTCTTCGGATGGCGGCGGCGCGGTCCCTCTTGCGCGATTTCGTTGGATCGACGGCAATACCCTCGTGCCGGCGGCTTTTCAGAACGGCACCGAGAGCGCCCCGTACTCTAGTCCCGAAGCGTGGCTTGCGACGCTAGGGGATCCGACGAGTGCTGACGATGCGGCCACGTTCGAGGTCGGATCGATAGCCCCTACCGCGGCGGACGTGTGGGACCCAGATCCACAAACGTGGACGATTCCTCCATGTCGATCGATCCAGATCACTTCGACCAATTTCCCCGCGGCTCCGACATTCACGGGGCCCGTGATGATGACCGGCTTGACGGTCAATTGGGCCAACGGCGTCACGGCGTTTATCCCCTCGCAAGCGCTCCTCGTTTTTGAAGCACTGGCCATCAACGAGATGGCGATGACCGTCACTGACGGTCCGGGCTCGTGCCAAAGCGCTCTCCTCCTCAAGGACGGCGAGCTTCTCAACAGCACCTTGAACGTTTCCGGCGCAACGAACTTCTCTGCGCTCCTCGTGGAGAACAACGACACCCAGCTCGTCGTCACGTCCGGCGCGTCACCCACGTGGAAGCTAGGACTCTCCAATGACGTGAATTGGGTCTCGACCAACTTGTCATGTGGGAGCGTCCAGGCCGTCTCGGGATGCTCTGTTTTGGACACCGTCGCGATCACGACGACCACGACGCAGACCTACGACGATTGCCAGATCGACTCGCCTAGCCTCGTCGCGACGCAGTTCACGTTCTATCGAACGCGTTTCGAAGAGGCGACTGCGCTGTCAGGAGCGCCGGGCACCGTCGCCACATTCGACGGCCAATCGTGGCTCACCTTTATCGCTCAAGGCGGGAGCTACTCGGCCAACGTTGTCGTGGTTGTAGTGGGCGGCTACCTCGCAGGGCCTGTCCCAGGCGCAGCAATCAACAATCCCGCGGGCGGTGCGGTGTCTTTGTCGATCACCGGTGCGGGCGCGACCGCCGGCTACACGCAAGGCGGCAACTGGTACACCGTCAAGTCCCTTGCGGTGAACACGACAATCACGCTTCTCGACTCCGGGCCTGCTGCGCAGACACTACGGATCACGCGGACCGATGACTCCGGAAACACGTTGACCGTCCTCGATGCCGGCACCGGCGCTCTCGCGTCTATCCCCGCCGGTGGGGGCGCGACCCTCTACTACACAGGCACAGCGTGGGTACTGCAATGATGTCGAAGAAGTTTTCGTTTTTCGTTCTGGGGTGCGCTGTCTTCGCCTTGGTGGTGAGCATCTACGGCCAACGTACCGCCATCGAAACTGCCCCTGCGGCCGGCGCGAATGGCCAGACGTTCGGTGCGGCAAACGCTCTGCCGCCCCCTGTTGTTTTTCCCCCTCTGTGCTCGACAGCTCCCGGTGATGGCGGGGCACCTACGTGCCCGAGCTCTTGGAGCCAGGCGGCATGGTACGTCGATCCCAGCAATACCTCCGGATGCGCGAGCGACGGTAATGTCACGTGCGGACAGTCGACGTGCACGTCGGGGATTCCCGGGATCGCCGACGGCCCCTGCCTTTCGTATACGCAGATCGTTGCGCGATGGGGCACGATGAGCCCGCGCATCCGGCAGAACACGACGATCAAGGCGATGAGTTCGAACACGAGCGACTCTGACGTATGGTACGTGGGGCCGTACTTCCTCGAATCGGGTGCAAGCGTTCTTCTCGAAGGGGCCCTTACTACGGTGCAGACGACCACCATCACGGTCGTGGCCGCAAAGAACCGATCTACGCCGCAGCTTCTCGAGGTGACCTTTGCTGGTGCCGATGCGGGCTCTCTTTCACCTGGGCTACTCGTCATCAACTCAACGCATGCCTCTAGAGGATGGCTCTACAAGCTAGTGTCTGGCACGACGTGGCTGATGAGCCAGACGGCAAGCGCAATCTCAATATCCCCGCCGGAGCTCAAGAACTGCGAGAATCCGCAAGAGCAAGACGTATGGACGACGGGGGACACCGTCACGATCAACTCGACGCCGCAAATCAACATCGCCACAGCCGGAGCCGTAGTGCAAGGCGAGAGCACATCAACCTTCGCGAACGGTCTCGTTCTTTACAACATCGGCGTGCGTACGCCGACGACGACGAATGTTTTCGCCGGGATTACTATCGGTGCCGCTACCGAATTCGTCGAGAGTACGAGCAACTATCCGGTCTACGTGGCAACGCCCAACGCCGGCCCTCTCGTAGGAAATGGATTCATCAACTCGGCAATCCTCGGCGGCGTCTTGCCGTCGTATGGCGGCCCTCTTTCGAATACGTCTATTGTCACAGGCCTACAGGCGTCTGGCACTTGTTATTCAGCGGGCTTTTTTGGCACCGGGAACTCGTACAACATCACGCCAAACTATGGACAATTTACGAACGACGTGATTTTCGCGCAGGGCCACGGGAATCTCATCAACGTCAGCGGCGGGATCCTCGGCACCGCGTACTTGGACGGATCGACCCTCACCGTAAACGGTTCGCTGAACCTCAACAGCTCCGACTCGTTTCCCACTCTGGGGCCGTTCCTTTGGGGCACAGGGACCCTAGGCGTTACATCGAACGGCCACGTGACTTACCCGTCCGGAGCTGGCGAGGCCGCCGCAACGTTTCTAGAGACTGGCGGGATCACCCTAAACGGTCAGACCAAAGCATGTCTGGGGGTACCTACTGTCGCATCACCCACGCTTACGTGCAACATCACTGCGAGCGCCGCTAACGCCGACTCCAACTTGGGCGCCACGCTGGGGTGCCTATGGGTCGAGGGCGGCGGTAGTCTCTGCAATCTGGCCAACTGAAATAGGAAATAGGACAGGGAGATAAGACATGGTTGCCGTAGTCGCTGGACTAAAAAACAAGTCTCCGATCACCTATCCGATTTCGCCGGCGGTAGGCAGCGGGGGGGTTATCGGCTTGCTCCCGTTCGTCTTCAACACCGTCTCCGGGGCGGTCGACATTCAGTCTAACCGTAGCAACGGTGGGACGAACAGCGCCGTCAACCCGAACGCCACGGGGATCTTCTCTGCGGGCAATGACACATCGGGGGTGAACCCCGGCGCAACGGCGAACTACACGACGATAGGGGGCGGTGACCAGAACCAAGCCGGCGCCGCGACTGTCAGCTACGATCTTCTTACCGGTACCTTTCAGGTCGGTGAATCGGTCAACGATCTAACCTCCGGAGCCAGTGCGGTTGTCGCGAGCGATACCGGATCTGTCCTGACCCTTGCGGGGGTGACCGGCGGGACCATCAGCAGCGGCGATTCCCTCCAAGGGGTGTTGTCGGGGGCTACCGCGACAGCTACGAGCGGGATCTTCTTGGATCCTACTGTCGGCGCGTACGCAACCGTTGCCGGCGGCCTCAAGAACTCCGCCACGGGGTACGCATCGGGTGTGGGGGGCGGAATCGGAAACATCGCCGCCGGCATGGGCGCCTATGTGCCAGGTGGGAATCAGAACATCGCGGCTGGGCAGAACTCGTTTGCAGGCGGCAACGGCAGCTTTGTTGCTCCGACCGCAATCGGCGGATTCGCGTACGGCCCTCAAGCGTCCGTCCTGAGCTCGTGGGGCGTGGCATTCGGCTCCTGTCAAGCCAACTCGGCTTACGCCTTCGTCGCGGGCTTCAACTGCATCGCCGGCTCTATCGCACCCCCTGTTTCAGGGCTTCCGCCGGGCGATGTCGCGCTCGGCCGGCAGTCCGTAGCGATCTCCGTCAACATGGGCGCCGCGTTTGCGCGGGGCATCGAGTGCCAGGCGCGCGCAGACGCGGCAGAAGCGGCTGGCTATCAGGCCGTTGCGACGCGGAGCACGCAGCGCGCGTTCGCGGGCGGGGCCATCTCGGTCCCGGGCGACGCACAGTTCTCGGATCAGCCGTTTCTTGGCACCAACACCGGCGCCGCCTCTAATCTGGCGTCGGGGACGACCCCGGGGCCGTTTCAGCTCCAGGCCGGGAAGGCCTATCTGCTCGATATATCCGTCGTCGCGCAGGGGCAGGTGCAGAATGAGATCAGCATTGGCGCCGTGACGGGCCCGGCGTTCGCGCCCGGGGATGTCGTCACGGATGGGACGAACTCTGCGACGATCGCGCCGACGTCGGCCGCGGTGGGAACGTTGACTTTTACCGGCACGCCAACCCCCGCTCCATTCGCCAATGGCGCAGCACTCACGAGCGGCCCCACGAGCACCACAGCCACCTCCGCAAGCTACGCCGATTTCGCGACCTTCGAGACGACCGTATCGTGCTCGTGGCCCGGTTCGGGCCCCATCATCTTCCCCGTCGCAGGACCGCCAGGGCAGATCGCTGTGACGACCACGACGGGAACAGCGGGCGCGCAGCCGGCGACGGGGAACTGGCTTTTCCAGGCACTCGATGATGGCACCTTCACGGGCACATTGCTCTTTCAAATTTCACAGGCGCCAGCCACTGCTGTGCCTGTCACGCTGCACATTTCATGTGTCAACCGCTACACCGAGGTCGCGTGATGAATCGCAAGATTGCCGCTCTAGCTGCTTCTTTTCTCGTCATCGCCGCTGCGGTGTGGGCGTGTTGTCGCAACACCGGCCCAGGAAACCGAATGGGGCTCGCGCCGGGGATGTTCGGCGCTTCGGGGCCGCTCATCACGGGGGTGTCAGGCAATACGTGGCTGACAACCCCCAGCCACTGCTCCGGTTCGTGGATTACGTGCGACCCGACGCTGCCCCCAGGAACAGGCGCAGGGCAGAACGGATGCGCCCCGCCGACGAGTTGCGTGAAGGGGCTCATCTCGGGCGCAGATATCAACGGAACGCTCCTGAATATGAAGGGCGGGGGTCAGCAGTACGTCAATAACTTCGCGACGAGGATCGTGAGCGATCCAAACGCTTCAGGGTCGCAGATACTGCATTTTTCGGAGGCGTCACTGACGGCTTCGGGGCCCACGTTCTCGAACTGGAGCTCTACGGTCAGTGTCGGATCTGGGCCCACTACGAGCACGGTAGCGGCCAACAACCCAAATTTTTACCAGTGGGCTTGTCCTGCCAACGGAATCACGGCAGGCGCAAATGCTTGCTCGCAGAAGTGGGGTGCTGGTGGAGACCACGGGAGCAACGCGGCGTTTGGGGATTTTGCGTTCAACGGCACGATCACAGCAGTCCCGTACGCAAACAACACGAAGGGGGGTAGTGGCAATACCGGCAACGACCTTGCTGTCATCGCGAGCTACGTACAGACGAAGGCCCAAACGTTTCCACCTCCGGCGGGAGCAGCACCGCTCATAGGACCGACGCTGCCGACGTGTGCCTCAAACGGATCTCTCTACGGCGAGCCGACATGTCTCGTGCAATCCGATTGTCCCGGAACGATGCTTTGCACTCCAGACGGCACCGATCCTTGTACCCCTTCGACATGCACATCGGCATCCCCCGGTTTCTGTGTCTGTACCGGATCTACACAAGCCGCCGCCGATGCGACATGCCCGCACGGCAAAGACGGGACCGCGGCGGAGCAGTTCTGCGATGATAGCCTCAGTAGCGGATCGGGACTGTTCGCAGGTGGATGCAATTCGATTTGCGGGAACATGCAAACTGCGTTGTTGGGCTCCGGTTTCCCGCCTCCATCCTTGAATTTCAGTTGCAACACAAATGCCGATTGCCCTCAAGGTCTAGTGTGCCCGGGGATATCTAACGGAACGTGCGGGATCTCTGCACCGGGGCCGCAAAACTACGCATGTGGGACTGGCGTATGCGGGACAACCCAGAATGGCACGCTAAATGCCAGCGCTGCCGGCGGTGGGTTCTATAACTGGGCAACTTTAGCATCCAATTTTGCCACTGGCGGCAGCATCCAGGACATCACACTGACCGTCAGCACAAACGGTGGTAAGAGCTTTACGAACTCCGCCACCGTTTCCATGGGATCGTTCATGGACGACGTGACTTACGGAGCTGGAATCGCAGACGCGCCGATGGTGCGCGTCGACGGTAACACGTGTGTCATAGGAACGTCTGGGTGCAATCCGACGCCCAACCAGCCAGCGAATCTCGAGGTGGTGTGGGATGCTGCAAACGCAGGACAACAACCCATCCAATATCAAAATACGGGCACGTTCTCGATCCGGAATCCAGGGCTACCTGACCCGTTGGCAGGCCCATATCTCGCAGAGGTTCCGGTCGATCCGACGGGCAGTTTTCATTTTACACCCGTCCCCCCGCATTGCTTGAACGGCGTACCCTGCAACAACTCTTACGCCTTTCCTGTCCCAGATCCGGCGAACTGCGGTCCTATAGCGGGCGTCTCTGCAACCAAGCAAAACGGTTGGAACGAATGGACCTCTGCATCTCGAGACCAAAACGGTAGTTGTCAACCGAGCTTTGCTGGGTACGTTCAGTCCGCATTCGGTGCGTCGCAATCTACGTGCGTAGCGTCCCAAAAAAGCAACGCGACCCGTTGCTGTGCGGGCGTGCAATGTATCGGCACCGCCACTACGGCAATCGCGGCGGCGTCTGCGGGCAAGAGACTTCCCCAAGCAACGATCAATGTCACGTCGACCGCCGGCTTCCCCGCAGCGCCCGCAAGTATCCTTGTCAACACTTCTCCTCCCGGGATTCCGGGCGAACAAACCGTCACGTGCACCGGTATGACCGCCACCAGCTTTACTGGATGCACCGGAGGAGGCAACGGCACGTTGGCATTGGGTTCGGCAGTGACGACACCGAACACCGTGACAGGGCAGTGTGGGCTCGTACAGGACGCATGCTTGCCGTCTGGGCAGTTCGCCGTCGATGGGGTGCACCAAACGCCGATTGCGACGGACGCAGACCCGTCTGTTGCGCCGATCAACGGTTACAATAGCTCTCGAGACGCTAACCGGCTGCACTTCTTGAATCTCGATAGCTGTAACCTCGGCAACGGCACATACGGCAATTGCCTGCCGGTGCAACAGCCATGGCAAATGAATATGGCAGTGCGCCATAAGCCGGCTACATGTGGCAACGGAACCCAGCCGTGTGCGCCCCGCATCTACCTCATCTACGTGGGGGCGCAATATCCTGTGGTTTGGAATGGCGGTGCAGCGCCGAGCAATCAATTGCCGGGCAATGCGCCGTTCCTGGCCCCCGGATCGATTTCGTCTACCAGAGATCAGGTTACAAACGTCGGACTCGTTTGGTATCTGTCCGTTTCAGACAACCCGTATCACGGATACGCTAGCGATTGGACTACGTACGTTCTGGGCAAGGACTTGGATACTCTTGGCAATCCTGCTTACCCCCTCGTCCTTACGAGCAATCCGAACAACAACAGCGGAGCAAACGGGGCAGGGTCTGGTTTCGTCCCGCAGGTATCCCTGCAGGGATCCCTGTTCGAAGGACTTGGGCCTACTCCTCGCGGTAACGGCAATCATTGGTATCGCGTGTCAATGGCGGTCAATCCGTATTGGGCCGGTTCTGTTTCGTCGCTCGTTAACGGTGCTCCCGGAAATGCGCCCGGCGAATTCGTGTTCGTGTACGAGCGTCCGGTTTTCACGTCCACATGCGTGCTCGGACAACCTGGGTGCAACCAAGCGCAATACCAGGCCGCCGCGACGCAATACCGTGGTCTTCGCGCTGTCGCGGGGCAATGGCCTGCCGCTACAGCGGGGCAGGTTGCGGACGAATGGGCGTCAATGATATCCCCATCCACGACGAAACCGGTACAAGTCCTGAACACGAACTACACAGCAGGGGTTGCTGCATACGGAGGAGCGCTCGTCGTTCCGACGTACGATACGGGCTACGGGGCCACATCTGGTATCGCAGAGATCTCCGGCAATCAGTACGGATCGAACATCGCAATCACACAAGGCAGCGGTGGGAGCAACATTTACGCCGCCGTGACATTTCACCAGACAGTCAGGGTCAATTTCCCCACCGATGCGGGCACGGCACTCCCGACAGCCCCGTTCACCCCCGGAGTTGGCCAAGACCCGATCGCTCCCGACGCCGGCTACCCGCAGTGCGTTCTAGCGCAGGGGTACGGCACAGCAGCCAACAACGTGTTGCTCAACGAGTGCACGGGCTACGGGTATCGCACCCAAATCCCCACCACCAACAACGGAACGCCGCCTGCTACCGGGCTATTGGGCATCAATGTGGATTGCATAATCCCAACAGGATTAGGATTCGGAATCGGCTGTACGTATAATACCACGCTCGGCTACAACGATTGCACCGCCGGCTGCAATGGGCCTAACGGAAGTTGCGCAAACTGCGTAGATGTTCCCCCCACCAGTTCATCGCCCGCTGAAGTGTGCGCGTGCGGCTCTAACGCAGACTGCGCCTACAATGGACCGACCAGTCAATGCGTTGGTGGTTTCTGCTCTGGCGGTGCGTCGGCCCCATTTCCTGGCGCAGGTCAGGCCTCGTGTAATTACGGAAATCAAACTCAAGATTTTGAGTATCAAATCGTCGGATTTGGATTTCAGGTCGGTGTTGCCCCGTGCACGGGCGGATCTTGTCCGCACGGAACTACCACGATCAGCTCGGGCTCGCAGACACCCGCCCCAGAACGCGTCCTGACATACAACACAACGATCGGCGATTATGACTTCGGACTAGTAGGCGTTGGCGGGGGCAAATGGGTAACGACGTGGGCCGATAACCGTAACGGTTTAGATCCACTCCAGGCCAACATTACGGGATCCACTTGCGAGCTCTCGACCGACTGTCCGCCTATCTCAGGAACTGGTGGTGTTGGCGCTTGCATCAACGGCCTCTGCCAGACCCAAAACGTCCCCAACGTCGGACAGAGCATCACGTGCGTGCACAATGCTGATTGTGCCTCAAACGTTTGCACGGGAGGCACATGCCAAACTGCCCCGGGCATTTACCCGCAAGTCTTCACGGCAACGTTCAACTCGTCGGCCCCGTGAGGAAGGAAGAATTCAATGCGAACTATCATCCTAGCCCTCACGGTCGCTATCGCAGTAGCCGCCGTCGGTAACGCCGAGGCGGCCAAGAAGAGACCGGCTACCAAGACAACCCAGTTCTGTGCGCACTGCGGCCCCGGACTGCCGAAGTACGTGAACGGCAAACCCGCTTCCAAACCTGCCCCCACGAAACCCGGGACGTGGTGGCCAGGCCGTCCCGCCTGCAAGGGGCACCCGACGACGGGTACGGACGGGCACCCCTGCAAATAGGACTTCAGGATCAGTCGCCGAAGCCGCCGCAACCGCCGTAGGCGCAGTCCCCGCCGTATCCGCCGTAGCTGCCGTAGATACCGTAACCACCATATCCACTGTAGCCGCCGGCCCCGCCATAGCCGCCATAGCCGCCGTATCCGGCATAGCCGCCCGAAGTGCCAGCGGGGCCCTCGAGTGTCTGCCACGTCGTCCCGCTCGAGCCCGTTACACCCTCCACACCGGGAGGAACGGTTCCTCGGGCGGGAAGCGTGAAGTTAGCGGGCGGGCTCACGGCAGTCAGCGCTGACTGCGTGACGCCGAAGGGCGTCGTCGTAGTGAGGGCTCTGTACTCGACGAGCTCGCCCGTCTCCCCGAACACGTCGGACTCCATGCAGAAGACCTCGGCAGCACCCGTCGTGTAGTACGAACACACGTCGACGCCGTTGGTCGCGTACCAAGACTCGTCACTCGCAGTGCAAGTCGCTTGCGTGTCACTGTTCGAGATCCACGTGCAGATGCCTTGCATGTTGAAGTTGACCTTGATTTTGGTCGACCAAGACGGGGTTGTTGCCCACACCTCAGGCACCCAGTGCCCCGCCGAGGGAATCGCAGACCCACCAATCTCTTGTCCGTAGGTGACCGTGCCACCCGAGTAGGTCGCCTTGGACGTCACGGTAAGCGGAGTGCTTCCGAAAACCGCGAGCCCAGAAGCACACGCCGACGCGTTCGTAGAGCACACGTTCGTGTTCGAATCGCAGATCAAACCCGCCGAGCACGTGCCCTGCCCTGATCCCGTGCACGTCGTGTAGCAGGACCCTTGAGCTCCGCCATTCAGGTTCACACAGATCTGCCCCGCTGCGCAGGATCCCTGTACTTGCGACGCACGCGAATTAGTCGTGGACCATCCCGTGCACTCCCCGACCGTCTGCGGCATGTACTCGGCGAAGTTGCCCGCGGCGACGGACTCTCCGTTGATGGTCTGCGTCGTGCTGCTCGCGTTCAACGCGAGGGACAATCCAGTGCAGAACGGCGTGGTGCCAGAGCACTGCGAGTCGTTCGTGCATGTCGTCGTGGCGGCCTCTTCGGTCGTTCCTGTGGCCTCCTCTACAGGAGATGGCGATGGCGATGATGCTGCCATACAACCCGTTGTCGCCACCGCAAACACCGTCATCGTCGCGCAAAGAAGGGTTTTCATGTTTTCGTGTCCCGCCTCCGACGCTCATACTAGATGCTGTTTGACATTGTGCAAGCTTGTGCAACAATATTGGTATGAGCCACGAAGACACGGGTGTACATCTGGGCCTGCGTATTGGACGCGATCTCATGAAGGAAATCGATGAGATTGCGGAGGAGATGCAACGAGCCCAGAAAACTCATAGCGTCTCGCGATCAGATGCCGTGCGCACTCTTCTCGTCGAAGCAATCCTGCGAAGGAAGAAGCGCTCGCGACCGCCGCCCCGTGAATGAAACGGGTTGGCCTTCGGTCTCTGCCGCGCTAGAAGCGCCGGTCATGCCGAACATCCTACACCTCACACTCTGGCTTCTTGCCGCGATGCACACGTTCGTTCCCGTAGAGGAGCATCGGTGGACCGAGAACGAAGAAGTGACCGAAGCGCGCTACGAGGCCATCGCGCGGGACATCGCCTTCGCCGTCTCCCAGCCGTACGTGCAGCCGGTGTTCGCCGACCGAGATCCCATCGCGGCGCGGGCAAAGACGGGTTTGCTCCTCGTCGCGATCGCGGCCGACGAAAGTCACTTTCGTGACGACGTCACCATGTGCAAGAAGGGCGGCGACTCAAACAAATCCTGGGGTCTCTTTCAGACCGTACGGTCGCGCGACCGTACGTGCTCGGGCATGCTGGGGGCATCAGGCGTAGCGATCGAAATGGTGCAAGAAAGTTTTCGAATTTGTCGCGGATCGGACCCTCGTACGTGGCTTGCCGAGTACACCGACGGGCTCGCGTGGAACACGCCGCGCGCCGAGCGCCGATCTGCGCGGAGGATGGGCCGCGCGATGACTTACTGGCGCGAGCATCCGTACGCACAAAACTAGATGGGCTCTCACCACCGCCGAAACGCGAACGGCCTGGCGCCCCACCACAGGGCAGCCAAGCCGATCGGGCTCTCGGCGAGCCGACTCACGGAGACCGTCCTCCATGAGCCCTACGAGAGAAGTACCCCCGGCAGAGTGAGATCGTCGAGACCGCATCCGACGTATGGCTCGCCGGGACACCAGGCGGGGGAAGACGGCGGTGCGCATCCGACTTCTCCGGGACGGGCTCACGAACCCCTCATTTTCTCAGGATGGTGGTCGAGTAGGTCGTGGTACGCTCGGCCCATGCACGAGCGTATCTCTAGGGGCGGCCGAGCGGCGATCGGGTTCCAAATCGGCGTGAGCGGTCCGTCGAATCTGATCGTTGCTTCTAGTAAACCCGTCCTCGACGCGAACCTGCCGAAGGATCTCGAGAGCGCGGTCCTTACGGCGGCGCACCAAGAGACCGATCCGACGAAGCTACGGTCGTTTGCGACACTACTCTTGCCTGGCTACCCCGCGGCGGCGAGCGTGCTTCAGGCGCGCGCCACGAAGCTCGAAAGTGGCAGAACCGGAACGCCGGGTGTCTCCGGCGCTGGCGGATCGATAGGGGTAGGGTTCAAGTTCCAGCCACTGAAAGCCCTCAAGCAGATCGCGCAAGACGCAACGAAAGTCGGCCCCGTGGCGTTTATTCCAGGGGCGGGTGCCGCCGCGATCCTGGCCACCGGCGCCGTCGAGGCGGGCCACACCGGAGCCGGAAAGAAGATCGGTAAGGACCTCGCGAAGAACAAGGTCCTGAACACCCTCGCGCAGACGTACAAGTCTGGCTACATGCAGGCCAACCCCGCCTTCTTCGCAAAAACTTTGGTTCTCGGCGCGACCGACGAAGCGCTCCACGGCAAGAACATCGGCCAAGCCATTCTCGATCAAAAGAAGCAAGTGACGCAGTGGCTCAGCGACAAGGCCAAATACGCCTCTCAGGTCGCAGGCGTTCCTCCCGAAGCCACCTCCGGCCTCACGGCGGCAGCAAACCTCGCCGAGGGCAAGCCTCTTCCTCAGGATGTTTTGGGCGCCGCTGGGGCGGTCATCGGCCAAGCCGCGGGGCCGGCGGCCCAGCAAGCGCTCCAGCAAGGCGCCGCCATCGGTAACCAGCTCACGCAAGCCGCGCAGGGGGCAGCCGGTCCCGTCTTGGCCCAGATCGCGACTGCGAAGCAGGGGCTCGATCAGGCCTCCTCGCATGCCTTCGACACGGGGTTGGCGCTCTCGACAGCACAAGGCCTCCAGAAGAAGGGTTACGCCGCCGCCCACCAGCTCCTTCCCCCCGCGGCTAGCGGCGGCCCCGTCGGAAAAGTGCTCAACGCCCTCGGCGCGCAGACGAATGATCTCCTTTCCTCCGCCATCCGTGACGTGAAACAAAATCTCCCAGCGAACGCCGCAGATCTGGCCCACCAGGCCGCCGCGGCGCTCGTATCGCAACCAGCCCTCGCGGGGCTCTCCTCCATAGACCTCGCGAAAAAGCTAGGTATCCCGGAGCCCATCGCGCGTACCGCCCTCGCCGGAGTGAGCCACGAGGTGCCCGGCGCCCCCCTCGTGCACGCGCATCGGCTCGAGGCGATCGTGGGTCGCCCTCGGCCCCCGGTGCACGGATCGGACAAGTGGAATCGTCTCCGGCAGTGGGCGGCCCACTACGGACACGGGCACAGGCATGGGCACTTTTTCGACGGCGGAGGTGCCCAGCCTTCGGGCGCAGCGTACGGGCCTTACCCGCAAGGGCCCGTCGGAGTAAGCGATCCCGTCCCGGGGCTTCAGCCACTTGGCCCCACGATCAAATCGGCGGATGTCCCGAGCTTCCTCTTGGACCATCCGATCGAGCGCGCCCTTCGACCGCCGAAGCTCGATCCTGAAAGGTACCCAGCGACGCCTATGGAGACTCCGGTAGTGACGCACCCGGCGTTCCCGGCACCGCCTCCGGTCCGCTAACCGTCACAGCCAACGCGGAGTTTCTTCCATGGGGTCTATCGCAGGGATCAAAAATAAGTCGCCCAACACCTACGAAAGCCCTCCCAGCAGCGGCGGAGGGGCCGGCGGAGGCGCAACGGGTGCGACGGGCGTTGCGGGCCCGCCGGGTGCTACCGGGGTACAGGGTGCGACGGGAGCAGGGGCGACCGGCGCCACGGGCGTCCAGGGAGCAACGGGGCCCGGCTCGGGGGCCACGGGAGCGACGGGTGTTGCCGGGGCAACCGGCGTGCAGGGCGCAACGGGAGTGACGGGTGCCACAGGGGCGGGGTCGACCGGCGCGACGGGGCTACAAGGGCCGACCGGCCCGGGGGGCGGCGCGACGGGCGCAACCGGCGTACAGGGCGCAACTGGCGTGCAGGGCGCGGCCGGTGCTACGGGAGTAGGCACGACAGGGGCGACCGGCCCTCAGGGCGCAACCGGCGCAGGTGCTGCCAACGCGTGGATCAACGGTGGCAACAGCTTCGGCGGAGGAAGCGCCACTCTTGGCAACAACGATAACGACACGCTTACAGTTTTCACGTCGTCCCCCCTAGGGGGCGCGCAGATCACGATCGAAACGAATTCCGGATCGATCGCGGTCAACCCAGGGGGCGGCAACACAACATTTTCGAACGGCGCCGTCACCATCAACGGCGGCCCCGGAATCATCGGAAGCAGCGGTCTAGACATCTCGACCGCGGGGGGCGGCATCACGATCGCCCCCTCCAACAACACGACGACTTTCGGCACAGGTGGCAACGAGACGCTCACGGGCGGCGCTCTGCTCACGATCACGTCGTCGGGCGGCAACATCGACATTGACGCAGCTCTGTCTGTAGAGATCTCCGCTTCAGGCGGCGGAATCCTTCTGGCCCCATCCACGGATGTAACGACGCTCGGCACAAGTGGCGCGCAGACGCTCACGTCGTCGAGTGACCTCATGCTGGAGGGCAATGGTGCGAACGCAACACTGCTTCTCGCGGCGGCCGGCGCAGCACATCTGACGGGCTCTACGGTAGTTCTCGATGCGACGGGCGCGGGGGGCATGACGCTCGAGACGTCTTCGACAAACATCACACTCACCCCGGACACTGGAACCGTTTTCATCACGGCGGCGAGTGGAGTAGCGACGCTAGAGACAACCGGGCAACTCGAGCTCAACGCGAGCAGCGGTCAATACTTCTTGGCGTCAGCCGGAGGAACAGCATCTATCTTCGCGACGAGCGGTATCTTGGAGCTCGCAGCGGCAAGCGGAAGCAACCTAGTGTTGGCGGCGACGTCGGGCGGCCTCGTCAACTTCTCCGGGCAGACTATCGGCGGTACCGGGACAGCGCCCACGCACTATTTCGAGGTGCTCGTGGGCGGTTCACCCTTCTACGTCGGCGGTACAACCGCCGCGCCGTGACCGCGCCGTGATCGTCGTCGCCACGCCCGTTCGAGGAACGAACCCGAAAAATGCGCTGGTCACACTGGGGTTCGCGGATTTCCGCGCGAACCTAGTGCCACCCCGCTTCGCAAAGACCGCGGTATCGTTCGAGCCCGTACGAGCGAGGAACCGTCTCGCCGCGCGTATTCTTCAGGACACCCGCCTAGAGAAGATGACGCACGTTCTTTGGCTCGATGCTGACCAGTGGGCAGACAGACCGGAAATCATACAGAGGATGATCGATACGAGAGAGGACCTCGTCGGCGCACCGTACGTAGGAAAGGATTACCCCATCAAGTTTACGCATGCAGCGCTGCCGGACAAAAAACGCGAAGGGGATCTCCTCGAGGTAGAAGGGTTAGGGTTCGGTTTCACGCTCACTTCGAGAAAATGTCTCGAAGAGATGACGAAAGCCGCGCGGATCTACACGGACCACCCCAACCCGTGGAAGTGCGCCGACCTCTTCGGACTGCTCTACACGGGGCCGACCGAGGGGGACGGCCTTCTTTCGGAAGATCTCTCTTTCTGCGCGCGGTGGCGAGCCCTCGGCGGTCGCGTGATGCTTTGGTGTGGCGGGCCAGGGCACGTCATGCACTCGGGAGGGCATGAGTTCTACGCGACGAACACGCCCGGGGGTTGACCCGCCTCTTTTTCTGGTCTACACGGCGCGGAATGAGAGAAGCGCCCATCCCCGCGACCGTCGTGCTCCGCGATCAAATCTCTGGCGCCGCGGGCAACGCGTACTCGTTTCGGGCTTACGCACTCGGGCATTGGCTCAACGACAAGCGTTGGACCACACCGATTACGAACCTCGACGCGATGCTTCGGCTCAAGAAAGAGTTCGAAAAGAGCGTCGGACAGACGATGCAACTCGAAGAGGGAGACCTCAAACTCCTCGCAGAAGTGATCAAGGCCCCTACGGTCGATCGGGAGCCGCCCCTCGTCTACATTCAGGTACGCGGGTACGACGATCTCCTGTTGGGCCTTGCCGCCGCCACAGATAATGGGCCTAGCCGGATAGCAAAGTGACGCCGCGCGGGCAGGTGCGCGGGCGGCCGAAGAGCTCGAAGCGCACGGTGAGCGTGCATCTTCGAATCACACCCGAAGAAGAGAAGATCTTTACAAAGGCCGCGCGAGCGAGTGGGGCAACATTGTCGGCATGGATTCGTACCTGCGCACGTCTCGCGAGCAGTGGCAAATATGACCCCCAGCCCCAGCCTGGGATCCAGCGATGAAGCGCGCGTCTGTGCCTGGCGCGCTTCATCTAATCGCGCCGTTTCACACCGTCCCCTCTTTAGAGTTCAGCCACTGCGCTTTCACGATGAAGGCCCTGCGCTTCCCGAAGATGATGAAGGGCTTCTTCCAAGGCGGGGTAATCGAGTACGGCAACGAAGGGTCGGAGAGCCTCGCCGACGAACACGTGAAGATCCTCACCAAGAGCGAGGTTCGAAAGCTCTACCCTCGAGACCCTGCCGACTTTATCGGAAACCATGCGAAGGTTGGATCGGAGGGGCATCGGCTCTTCGAGGAGCGCCTTCGTCGCGCGATGCGGAAACGCGTCCGTTTGCACGACTTCGTAGCGCACCCATTCGGTTGTGCACATGCGAGTATCATCCCCGAATTCGCCGCGGCGATGCACGTTGAGACCGGCATCGGCTACCCGGACGCCCCCATCGAGGGGCCCACCCAAGCCGGTACGACCGCACGTATCTATGAGAGCCACGCGTGGATGTACCGGCATCTCGGCCGCTGGGAAGGCACTTCGTACGGACTTGGAACGAACCCTTGCTACTCGTTCGTGATCCCGAACTACTTCGATCCGGAAGAGTGGCCGTACGGCAAAGGCGAAGGCGACGCGAAAGGGCCGTACATCCTCTTCATGGGGCGGATCAATTCGTCCAAAGGCGCGGACATCGTCGGGACCCTCCTGAAAGCATGGTTCCAAAAGTATCCCAAGAGCGCCCTTCGATTTGTCTTCGCGGGGCAGGGGGACTTCGAATGGATCCGCGCACACTGCGGCGAGTATGCCGGCAAAGCGGAGTACGTCGGGGCCCTCGTCGGCAAGGACCGATCAAAATGGATGCGGAACGCTGTCGCGAGCATCATGCCTACGCAATTCATCGAGCCCTTCGGGGGCTCGGGCGTCGAGGGGCTTCTCTCCGGAACCCCCCTTCTCGCGAGCGATTGGGGGGCCTTCACGGAGACCATCGAGCCCGGTCTTAATGGGTACCGCTTCCGGACGCTAGGGGACATGATCCGCTCGGTCGAGCTCGTGCTAGAGGGGCGTCTCAACCGAGAAGACATCGCGGCGGCGGCACGCGAAAAGTATTCGCTCGCGGCGTGCCGGAAAAAATACGAGCGCGTCTTCACGCTGCTCCACGAGCTCAAGAGCGGCGAGGGGGCGATGTCGACCCGTGGCGACACCCTCGACGAGGGCTCTTAGGGCTTAGGTCGGCTTCTCCGGCACGACAGCCACCGTGGGCGGTGGGGGTGCTGGACGGCGGCGCTCCTGCGCGCGGAGCTCCGCCACGCACGTCGCACAGGCTCGGGTCTCGTCTACGGCCCGAAGGCGGTGGCACCGGCGGCATATGGATGAGGTTCGCATGCTAAAAGCATACCGCAAACCACCTCGCAGGAGACGGTAGCTGTAGCGTCCCGCCCGGAGTACGCTCGGAGCGAAACGAGGCTCCCTAATGTTCACGACGGCGGGTCCGGCAGAGGCCGGCGGTATCTTGAGGGGCGCTCTACACTTGGGGAGGATTCCGTTTCTGTCGCCGTTGCTGCCGTTTCCGCCGAAGGAGCTGAGGATGCCGTCCCCGCCGCTGCTGAGCCAAGAGGAGATGATCCACGCGCTCTACCAGACCCTAGCGGATCCAAATCGGCGCCCTGTCACAGCGCACGAGTATCGCGCCGAGTCGAATGCTCTGCGCAACGAGCTCGTGAAAAATCACACGGGCCTATCTGCAACCATCGAGGCGCATTCGCAGCGCGACGAGCAAAATTTCAAGGCCCTCCGCGAAGAGATTACCTCGCAACACCGCCTCGTGAATTTGATGGCGAAGCGGACAGACGATCTCGAGAAGCGCCTCGACGAAGAGTCCTCCAAGCGACGACCTTCGCCATACCCTGGCGCGTACAGCAGCGTCCACGGCATGCGCTCGGTGATGCCGCCCCCCGGCAAGCCGTCGGACACGGGTTCGTGGACAATCAAGCCCGACTATCTCGCGCAGATCCAAGATCAGATCAACGAGCTGCACGAGGCGCGCGAGACGGCAGAAAAAGAGGCCGCCTTGTCCAAAGCACGCGCGGAAGGCGCCGAGGAAGCGCAAAGGAAACAAGCCCGCGCAGCAGCAGAGGCGGAACAGGCGATCAAAAAGCTTTCGCGCAATCGTGTTCGAAATTTGAAGATCGTGCTGGCGGTGCTCGCGGGGATCTCGACAGCGGGCCCCCTTCTGGCTTGGTGCGCGAGCGAAGCAAAACACGCGGCAACAACGGTTGCCCCGACCCGCTAACGTCCACGAGACGGGTAGACGTTCTTGCAGAGGGGGAAGTCCGTGCTGACCTGCAAGGTCACGGCATAGTCGCCGCCCCCGTCACTGGCCGGCCGTACGCCCGCGTGGACGCAACTCCCGCGGTAGATGCTCCCTGTCTGCGCCCACATGCCGCAAGCCGACAGAAGGGCCAAGAGGAGTACGAAGGCGCGCACTCTTGTAGTATCTTCGACCGATGAACCTGAAACTAGGCTCGCGCGTATCTCTCAACTCGGCCCACCTCGCCGCCGTGCTGACGCTTCTGGTCACCGCCGTCGGGCAGCAGCTCCTTCAGCCGGGAAGCCTCGATCTGACGAAGCTAGGCCCCTGGGGCGGGCTCGTCGCGGTCGTGATCGCGCTCGTCGCGCGGAGCATTATCGTCCCGCCGAACACCCCGCCCGTAGTGCCGCCTCCTGCGCCCACACCGCCCGCGGAGACGAAAGCGCCCGCCGCCTTGCGGATGATTTACGCTCTGGCAGCGCTCATCTTGCTGGCCTTTGCGTTGCCCCGTACACAGCCATCGCATGCGCATGCGCACGAAACCGTCGCTGCCGCTGTCGCGGGCTGTAACAAGGTTGCTCCCGTTACCGCCGACGTGGGCCAGGTGACGATTTGCGTAGAGGAGGCCATCGCAGCAGCCGTCGCAGCCGGTACAACAACGTTCGAGGACATCGCAACGGCGGTCGGCACTTCGTGCGGCATGATCACGGCGCAAGAAATCGCGAACATCATCGATCTTTGGACGAACGGGCCGGCGGGCGATGCGGGGACTTTGGTGATTAAGTCCACAAAGGTCGCGGCGCTTCTCGAGGATCCCGACTTTCGCGTGAAGCTCCGCTCGATCCGGCACAAGGAATAGAGAAGGGAGAAAACCATGGCTTCGAAAACGTCCACCTCACAAAAGGTATGGCTCCCTAAGCACGGGACGTGGGTCCATTTTCACCACCGCGATCTGCTTCGCCGCAAGAAGCCGATGGCGAAAGCGGTATTGCCTGTTGGACACGTCGCGCCGCCCACAACAGTGTTACCTGTAGACTGCACAGGTAACGCAACAGTCTCTTGTCCTATGCTTGGCAACAATCAGTATGGCGATTGCGGCCCCGTGATGTGTGCGCACATCGACGAGATTCGCACCTATGGCCAGGGGCAACCAGGATTCGCAGAGATATCCGTCAATCAAGCCGCCCTGATCAGCCAATATGAAAGCGTAAGCGGCGGAGACAACGGGACTGACGAAGACATGCTCGTTGGACCCTCCGGCATCTGGACCCCGGCCGGTGGAGGAATCGCGGGGGACTCGACGGCAGTGATCGCGGATCACCTCGACGTCGACGTGACGAACGTTCCGCTTGCGCAGTATTGTCAAGATCAGTTCTACGGCATCTGCCTCGCATGGAGCGTCCCGGACGACTTTCTCGCAGGGTTCGCACAGGGAACCGTGTGGCCGAACGCCGATACGCCCAACCCGAACAACGGCCACTACTCGGCCCTCGCGGACATCGCCGGCCCAAACGACTCGAGCAACGGGACGTCCCTGAACGGCTTCTACCGCGTATGGACGTGGGGCTCATGGGCGTGGGTGAGCTCGGCCTTCGTGGCTAGTGTGGATCCCGAATGCTTCGTCACCTTCAGTGCGCTCCAGTTCAACAAGACGGGATTCGATAGCCACGGCCGCCACGTCGCCGATCAGGCCGACAAATGGGTCGCCCTCGGGGGCAACGCACAGGCGGTTGCGGCGGTCGTCGCGCTGTTCCCCCCGAAGCCGGCCCCCGCGGCCGCGCGGGCGACCCCTGGGGCCGCTGTGGAGCTCGCACAGGCCCAGAGCTGGGCCGTCGCGGGGTTGTCCTCGGCGGGGTTCGTCCTGACGAAGACGGAGGCGATCCAGCTCGCCACGCAGGGGCTTGCGGCAGGGTGGCCGAAGACCTAGCGCTGCGCGGTACGTACCTGAACATCCGTCCGAAACCGACCCGCCGGGCTTGCGCGCGGTACGTACCGCGCTATGTTCTTTCTCGTGGGGCGCGGGGCTCCGAGGAGGATGCGGGGATGATCGAGGCAGTGATTTGCGCGCGAGGGAACGGGCTGCCGACGGTTGGCGCCTATGTGCCGGGCAACGGGCAACTGTATCGAGTGATGCGTCTCGTGGGCCAGATACAGACCGGGCGATACCCCGGTGAAGGGGATTGGATCCGCGCGGAAGTTGAGGAGGCGGATTGGGCCGATTGTGAGGAGGCCGACGAGTTCCCTGCGCACTGCGAAGCGGCTGACGAGGTGGCGTCGTGAGCCGCTCGATCGTGGTGCGGGACACCCTCGATTGGGGGTGCGACTACACGTCAGACGACCTCGCGGCGTACGAGACGGCGCTCGCCGAGGCGATTGCCGAGGCGTTCCCCGGGACCGACGTAGATGTTTCGTGTGAGCAGCGCCTTCAGCCGCTCGTCGTCGTGACGACGCGCGACGATGACGGGTGGATCGACACTTCCCTGCCTACGTCGGTGGCGGAAGCGGAGGTCGAGGCGTCGGTGCACGAGATCCGACAGCGGGTTTCGTACGACGATCAATCTGCTCGCCGGCTACGTAGACGACGATACGATCGAAGTCTATGCGACACGCGCCGACGCTGAGCGGGCGGCCGAGGTGGCGTCGTGAACGCGCCGGCACTCGGTTACGTTCGCTCTGGCCGAACCTGGCTCGTGCAGGTGCCTGACCCCGATTCGCGATGGGGGTTCTATCTCGCCGACGAGGACGGCTCGTGGAACGGCGGATTCGGGGCGACGGTTAGCGGGCCCCAGACCGGCGGTGGGGAGTGGGAACTCGTGCCCGAGGCAAAGGTCCCTGCGCGCGTCAGGGAACGACTCGGCTGGATCCTGGACGAGGTGCGGTCATGAACAGGGAAACCCTGCGCACCAGACTCATGGCCGCCCGCGACCGCGTGACCCGGGCAGAGCGAGCGGAGGAGGCTGCCGCGCAATCCGCCGGATGGAACGAATCAACGATCAACGCGATGGGAGCGACCGCGTGCGCCAAGAAGTGGGGCGTCAAAGAGGGAACTAGCGCGTTCGATCGGGCATGCGCAGAGTACAACCGCGGTGTCGTCGCCTCGCTACGCGAACGAGCCACCCGAACCGCTCGATCCGACGACGAGGTTTAGTCGTGAGACCAACGAAGAAGATGCTGGAGATGTCCGGGGCCGATTCGCTGCGAAGACGTTCCGGCACCCCAACCCGCACCAACGAGCAGCGAACCCGTCAAATGGCGACGTTCACGCTTTCGCGCGAGGCCCTCGCGCATCTAAAAAAACTCGCAACGGAGCGTGTACAGACGCGGTCGGGGACGCTCGAGCAGTTGATCCTCGATGCGCCTCTTGCATCCTCACGCAAGCGCGAGTAAATCCGCGCTCTTCCATGCCTTTCGATCCGCAACGTTATAGCCCCTCGATCCTCGCCCAAGGCGCCGAATCGTTGAACGTTTCGACGAACCTTCTTCGACGGTGCTTTGGCTGGCTCGCCGAATTCCCTCCGCACGTACAGATGGCGGTGCTCGAGGCTTGCCGGAAGCCGGACACACCCCGATCGATGGTGCAATCGTGACACAAAAGGATTGGAGCAACGTTGCTCTCCTCTCCGTCGTGACTTGCATCATCATGACCGTGGCGATGACGCTTGCGTGGGCGTATTGCTATCCGCAGGGGACATGGACCGTAGAGGACGGGGGAACGCTGTGAAAAGAGAGCTCATCGTCCTGTCCGTGCTATCGGCGCTCCCCGCTACGATGTCCGTCCTCGCGTGTCATCAGCTCTATGCGGAGGACAAAGCCGCGCTCGACCAAGAGGTGCGGCTGTCGGTTCTTGCTGCAAGTCATCAGCAAGAGGGGGGCGTCGGACGCATTCTTGATCTGGCAAACGTGTGCGCCGCGCGAGCAATCCAAGCACGACACCGGATCACGCCGACGGCGACCGATCCCATCGACGCCGGTTGCCCCCAATAGCCATGCATCTTTTGGCCTTCACCCTAGGCTGCGCGATAGGTCTTCTCCTCTGGGCGATCGAGGAGAGCCGATCATGACCCGCGCCGAGCTCGTCGCGCAGATGATCGTCGCGGCCCCTTGGCTCTCTGAGGAGCAAGCCGCCGTGCTCCTCGACGGCACCGACGAGGAACGAAAGCTTGTGATCGCGTCTCGCGCGACCGCCGCTGTCACGGAGGGGCCGGAAGTCTGGCAGAAGCTGCTCGATGTTCTTGCGACGGTGGCGGGGGTGGCGAACGCCGTGACGAGCATCTCGGGGGCGATCACCGGAGTGTACGCGCTAAAGTCACTCTGATCTTTCGAGGTGCGCTTTGATGCTGGGGCTCTTGCTGGGCTCTTGCTATTTCTGTACTTGCTCATCGGTCGTGTCTTCGTGTTCATCTCGCGAAAGGGAATTGCCCGTACGTGGCCCGGGGTAATGGTCGCTACCATCGGGTGGCCCATTCTTGTCCTCGTCATGTTCGGCTTGGTAGTTGTGGAAATGGTGTCGACTAAGGGAGAAGGCTACGAGGACGAGTAACGGCCGCCGGACGTGCGGAACTAGACACACCCCGTTCGCCCACGCGTTCATGATGTGCCTCTTCTAGATCGCGGTCGTTTCGGTTCTTTCGGAATGAGCGCGAGAAGCTCCTCAGGATCTTTGATCTCACCCACGGACTCTTCGACGGTGAACATTCGCATGCGGCGGCGTTTCTCTAAGAGATCCGACTTGGCTCGCTTGTCGTAGCGAGCCGTGGTCTCTGGTGATGCGTGCCCCATGAGCACTTGCACCTCGCGTATGTCGAAGCCAGCAGCGAACATTCGTGTAGCGAACGTCCGACGAAAATCGTGCGGCCCGGTTAGCACATCCAAGCATGGGCAGTCGCCCCCGCACGGCCTAGATCCCCCAAACGCCGTGTGTGCGACTTTGCGGAGCAAAGACCAAAAGCTCCAGGTCGAGAGTTTCTGTTCAGGGCGATCGGGCGAGCAAAAAAGATTGTGATGGCCCGGTTGAAGCTTCGCACGTTCCGTCATCCATTCGTCAATCGCGGCCTGCATTTGCGGGTCGATCGCATGGTCCCGTTCCTTGTTGCCCTTGCCGATGACCGTCAGCAACCCCGGCTTACGCAAACCGTGAAGCATGAGGCCTGCGACCTCTTCGCGGCGAAGACCCGCACCAATCGCGACCACGATAGCCGTATTCAGCATCGTTCCTCGATAGCCGCCAAGCGCTCGAGCGGCCCGACGTAGTTTTTGCTCCACGTCGACTGACAATGAGTCTCCGCGTTCGTTGCGCGTCGCTCGCAGGTTCTTGATCATCATCGGCTGCGCGATAGAGAGCTGTTTCTCGCCAATGAGACCCATCTTGTGCATCGTCCGCACGATGCCGCGTAGATGTGACAACGTCAGGTTGGCTGTACCTGGTGAGATCGGCGAGGCCGCTCCAGGCAACGTCTGATCGGATAGCACGCGCCGAATCATTTCAGCCATCTCCATGGAGATGGAGGGCCATGGGAAGGCTTCGGCTGGGGCCGTCGGGTCGTTCCTTGCTATCCGAGCGATGCGACGAAGCGCGTCTACCGCGTTCTCCCTACTGCGCCGGGAGAGCTGAGATTGCACATACTGCCGCACCGCAAGACGTGCCCTCACATCATCGGGAGTGTCGCGCGCGAGGGCCGCATCAACCGCATCAACCGTCGGGGCACTTGATGCCAACACGAGCCCCGCCGTATCGACGGACGGTAGCGAAGGGGGCGCGACGCTAGGACCCTGTAGCGGCCGCGGGCGCGCGCGGTAGCGCTTTCGCCGCACGGGGACGGCCCCTGGCGCGGCCCATTGGCGCCGTCTTCGCCTACGTAATACTACACCATCTGACACCCGCCAATCTTAGCACCATAAGGTTGGCCGCAAGCAATCAATTTAGGTACCCCCGAGAGGCCAAATCCGGCCCTGCCGTGGTTTCCTTTCGAACACGCATACCCCGCATCCCGCGGGCACATACCAGGTTGTCTCACGGCGTGTCTCTGGCTCCCCTGCCGACCCCGCCCCATCGCATGCCCCACGCACGCCCAAGGACAAGATCCGAGCGAGGCCCAGAGCTATCCCTGGCCCTCTACTCGCTTCGACTATCGTTTTCGACCTCGGCGCCGTCTTCGGCATCCGCTAGGCTCGGCGCATGACGTCCCAGATCACTCTCGCGTACACCGTCTCCGTCGCCGGCACCTCGTATGGGCCCGCACAAGCCGCAGCCGAGCTAGCCGACGTGGAGCTCTACACACAAGGAGGCGTCGCCGATCCTGTGCTCGGCCAGCTTTTCGGGTTGACCGTCGCGGGCGACACGACGACGAATACGGCGACGACGGCCACGCGAACGATCGTATTGAACACGGACGCGACGCACACGCCGACCGCGCCGCCATCGTTCCCCGGTAGGCCTATCACGGCGATCCCGCCGGGACGTCCGGGACCTTTGTTGCAGGCGAAGCCGTTGCCGGGGTTCTTCCTCACAACACCTGGCGACGTGAACGCCCTCACAACGGTGAGCGAAAGGCCGTCACTCTCCCTCGGCAATATTGTGCAGTTCGCCTCACAGCCGGGCGTGTTCTATACGGTCGCTGGGGTCTTTCCGACATTCGTTGCTTTAACGACGCCCTATACGGGCCCGTTTTCGGCCGACGGCACGGCGGCAGTGATGATCCCCGCACCAGCCGTCACCGCGGCGATCTACTCGACGTCGCCCCTCGATACCGCCGGCGTGCCGACAACTCCAGCGATCCCGCCGGGTACGGGCGCGCAGTCCGTCACGATCGAGTACCTGGATTCTACGGGAGCTGGGCCCTTCACTGTGACAACATCGCTCGCAGGGAAGTACCCCGCCCCCGTGACGCTCGCCGCGGGAAGCGTTGACATCTACGACATCCTCTCGATGTCTGTTGCGACAGCAGGGAGCTTCGGGAACAGCGTCGGGCAGATCACTCTCTGCGAGCTGTCGACGATACCGCCCGCGATTCCCGTCGGAATCTCACAAGCTCAGTTTCAACTCCTGACTGATCAAACCCAACTTCTGATCACTCGGCCGTTAGGGTACATGCCGCCGTCTTTCGCGGCGCTCGCGCAACAGGGCAACTCCGCGCCGATCTTGCCCGCAGGGTTCACGCTGAGCCCCGGATCGCCGAGCGTGCCCGTCTCTGCCGATCTGACAGGCACCCTCAGCGCGGGCCAGGGAATTCAGTTCACGGCGCAGCCTACCGTCGACACGCCCTTCGGGGGCGTCCCTCAGAGCTACATCATCGCCGCGATCTCCCCTGGACTATTGACGTTGACGAGCCCGTGGGTCGGGCTCAATGACAACTCAATCCTCTCGAGTGCGCAACTCGTCGCTCCGCCGTTGGGGTCCCCTCCGAACGCGGCGCAACTCGAGACCCTCGTGGGGGAGTTCGTCAATCCGGGTACGGCGATCCCTCCTCCTAACCCGCCCCTGAGCCCTCAGACGATGAACCCCGCTCCGACCTTCCTGAGCGGCCTCTTCGGGCGTACGCTGCAACTCGCGCTTGCGGTACCGGTGGTGCCGAGCGCGATCGTGCTCTCGTAGATCGTATGCACGGACTTTGGAGGAGATGACGATGCCCGGAAAATTCAGCAACAACCTCGATCGGTACGCGTACGAGCTCACGCAAGACGGGGGCGCCGACGAGGAAGAGGAGGACGTCGACGGCAACTGGTACGGACTTCTCTGGATAAGTCCCTCCACGCGGATGCGCATCCGGAGCATCGCGGACGAGAACGTTGCACTCGACGACAGCGACGACGCGCTTTTGGACACGAGCGTTGCGGCGGTGTTCGAGCAGGTGGACGGATGCTTCGAGGTGACATGGTTCGAACACGAAGACGGCGCCCGGGAGCTGTGGGACGAGATCCAGGAAGAGTTTGAAGAAGACGAGGAAGAAGAGGACGAGGGATGCGAGGGGGACGAAGAGAACGACGAAGAGAACGATGAGGAGGAAGAAGAGGAAGAGGAGGAAGTACCGCCCCCGCCCGTCGTATCGACCCCGCCGACGCACGTGATGGAGTCGAGGAGACGCCGGTAAAAATGCCTACCGCGGCCGACAGACGAAGATGGGATGATCTGCACGCGTCCTACGCGACGGCGCGCGCCGCTGCCGACGAGTACCGATCTTCGCTGCAAGCTCGGTACGGTTATTCCGACCCGCGCTGGCAGAACTGGATCACACGGGCCGAGCGCGCGAAACTTGAACGGTTCGAAGGACGCGCGGACAAAATCGGCGACAAGATCATCGATTTGCTAGTGCGGATCAGCCCCCGCGGCGAGGCGTGGCTTACTGGCGCGCCTGCATGGTGGATCCGTGAGAAGCTCACATGGGAGGACGCGATTCGCCCCGCTGAAGAACCTCTCTCCGTCGTGGCCCCTGCGCCCTACGGAAGCACCGAAGGCCTGAAAGAAGAGTCCTCGTACTTGGAGACGCCGATGAGCCCGAAGCCCGTAGTTCGCCAACACCATCATCCCGTGGACGCCGACCGTGTGATCATAATCTACGACTACGAAGCGTTGCAGCTCTTTCAGAACTGGTGGGCCGGGCAGGGGGATCCGCTCTATGCGATCTACAGTAGCGGCGGGGAGGCTCCCGCGGAGGTCATTCGCGATGCCTTGGCGAACATCGAGACCGACATCGGCAAGGTGAAAAAAACAGGGAAGAAGTACCACCTCGGCAAGGGGACCTTCTCGAAGAAAGACATCGACGAGCTCTACACCATCCGGGATGCGCTGGCGGCGGCACTTGCGGAGGGCGGAGAAGTCGGAGAGGTGCGGGGAACCGTGGCCGGCCGATGCGGCAAGACGGAACCGTCCGGACCTGTCTTCCTGCGCGACGAGAATATCCTCCTTGCAAAATACTCCGACTTAGTTCGCATGTTCGGACAGCCGCACATGGTCGCAGATCCGTACAAGACGGCGTTCGAGTGGAAAGTCGGCGACGTAGTCATCTACGACTACAAGGCTACCAACCTCTACGCCAAAGGCGCCCCCACGCCACACGACATCCAGTCTGACAAGGTCACTGTTGAGTGGCATGTGCAAGGATCCACGCCGTCGATTTATCAATTCGAGGCAGCTCTAGCGTCGCATGGAGCCCATATCGATGGCGCCATTGCACATGCGATTCAGCCGATCGACGGCGGCCACCGTTTCGGTCCATCCTGGCAACGATGGTGGAGTCGCGAAGAGGCGTCGAATCTGGCCACGACGCAGCCGGGGCATGGGCCGATGGCGGGGCGCGGAATGCGAGAAATGCACGAGACCGTCTCCGAAGAGCATGAAGGTTGGTGGCTCACTCTCTCGCGCCCTGATTACGGGACCCATTCGTTAGCAAGCGCGACGTTTGCGCACGACGAACGTAGGGCGAGAGTATCCGCATTGACGCATGCACGACAGGGATATCGGGTCACCCTGCATTACGGGGCCGATGTCATCGATGAGTATCCGCCTTTGACGAGCAAGCGGGCTCGCGAGACGCAACACCTAGTTGCTGATTTCTCTACCCTCCCCGAGCTCATCGCGCACGCCCAGCGCGAGGGCGCGACCCACGTAAGCGTCGTCGACGGCGAAACAAGACTCTACTTCCCGCTGGAGGACGGCTGGTACGCCGAATCCTGCGTTTGGTCCGAGGGCGGCTACTGGCACACGCACGCGCCGGGCGAGCGGAAGACGATCGATAGGCTGCCGGCCAACGCGGAGCCGATCGTAGAGCATTCTCCGGCGCACGGACTATCGAACCGTAGAGCGATGAGCGGCCCTCAAGGAGGAACCATCGCGGAAGCCGGGGGGCATGCCGTTCGCGATTACATCGCCGTCGACGTGGACGGCCGCGCCGTCGCCGGCCCCTTCCGCGACTACGGCGAGGCCAAGCAGCACGCCGACCAAGAGGGCGGATACGTGGAGTTCATCTTGAGCCGGAATCCGCCGCGATCGACGGTGAGGCCGAAACGGTCCGCGGCCGAAGGCCCCGTACGCGGGGACTGATCTATCCCCGCCGCCTCAATTCAACTACCCATCTAGCCTGATCAGCGTTCAGAACGCGCACGTCTATGGTCGGGCCCGCGCCGACCGCACGCCGAATACCCCGTTGAATGTCACGGATGATCGTCGAGGCCTCTGCGTCCTCCGGCGTGTGGAGACTGCGCTCGAACTGATATAGTCCCCCGACTGCCGTTCCGTCGTGGTAGGTCCACGAACATCCATGAAACGTGCTTGTGCTAGCGACGTCGTACACCACTCCTTCAATGTCGGGCGCTTCAAGCTTGGACCTCGAAGACACGAAGACTTGCACGATGAATTGGACGCTCATGACGGCTCCTCGCAAAAAGGGCGCAGCGCGCGATACGGTTTCTGGCGCGGACGGCGTACCCATCCTATCACGCGAATCGTGTTCTGTTCGACTGCCACCACGCGAACGACGCCGATCGACGTCACATCATGGAGACCGGCGTACGCATGCTCGGCGCGGTTCATTCGTCATATTCTACCGGATGAGGGCGCCCCGTTCCCTTCAACCGCATCCCGCAATCGTGACACACCTCCGACTCCCACTCGGCCCCTCGGTCGTGTTTGCACATATGCGCTCGCATGGCAACGGAGCCGTCTACATTGCGCCCGTACGGGCTTTCGATGACCACGAGTCTCATTGCCGCATTCCTCTAGCTATCTCCCGCGCCGCCTCTACCAACGTCCGGTGTCGACCACACAAACCGTCTCTTGCAGCCGTGACGCCCTCTTCAAGAACAAAGGCGAGAGTAGTAGTCGCCGCGCCCTGTAAGAGCGCATCCGGCAAACCTTCCGAGCCGCTGTCGCGACAATCGCACACGATACACGTCTTCATCTTGCCTCTTCGTTCCGGTCCCCCTCGGTGGGCTCGTCGACGACGATCATTTCCTCTACCGTCGGCTTCAGCGACAGTCTCTGCGGCAGTGAGCAGAGCCGGCCGTTGCGCAGCCCGAAGCGCAGATCGGGCGTTCGGGGCACCCACGAGGGATCCGTCCCGGCAATGGCCGCGGGGCAGACGGGTTCCTCCTCTACTTTTCTCATCCCCGCTTCTTGCGCTCTTTCGCCAAAAGATCAAGCCCGCGACGAAGTGCCATTCGATGCACGTCCGCACGGTACGTCTGCCGTCCCGGCTCGGACGCCGCCTTGGCGAAGTCGTCGAGCTCCCTGAGCCAGGACTCCGGAAGGCGTACGGCTATCTGGATACTGCTCTCTTCCTTGTCAGTCATGACTTCTTCTCTACCTCGTCGTCTTCGTTGGAGGCGCGTCGACGTTGCTCGACCTCGTCCAGGAGTGCCGTAATCCAAGCACGCGGCGTCGGAACAACCTGGCCCTGCCGATCCCGCAAAAAGGCCCGAACGAGGCTTAGCTCGTCTCGCGACAGATGGTTCATGGCGCCACGACCGCCCGGAACTCCCAACCCGTCGCCCCCGCCATGTCGTTTAGCGTCGCCGCGTCCTGTGCGGCCTCTTGGTGCGAGTAATACACGGATGGTCGGCCATCCAAGTCGACCTGCCGCACCCACTCGCATCCCTCTTTCGCCCATCGGCACTCGATCGTCCACATTTTCATCCCTTTCGATAAAAGGCCGGTGCGCACGTGCGATCGGCGCAAACCAGAACACGCACCATCCCTGAAGTTTCACGCATCGCACCGCCGCAGACGGGGCAGCAATAGGGGTGCTGGAGGGCGTATTTTGATCGACGAGGACCGCCGCGACGAGGGCGCCCGGAGGTCACGCTGACCCCTTACAGAAGCTCTGCGCTATTTTTTCGTCGAACTTTGCTAGCGCTCGATAGACCGCCACGTCTAGTTCCAATGACTCGCCGGTACCACTCACCTCTCCCGTGACGAGAGCAAGCCAGCGGCCGGCTGATCGGTGAACCGCGAGAACGACACCGCGCTTGGCGAGCTCGAGTTCTAAATCGGCGAGGGTCATGCAAATCTCCGAATGTGGGTGGTGGAACCAATACCGGGGCAAACTTCTTCGTGGTCTTCTTCGTCGTCGAGGTCTTTCGCGCCGTCTTCATACCCTCACAATAATCCCAGTGCGATTCCTTGTCAACCACTGCAACCTAAAGAACGTCGCTGGTTGACGCCGAATCCCAGATGGTTAGAATAGAGGTGCAGACAGGATCCGCGCGCAGGAGGACAGATCATGAAACGTGCCGTCATCCGCCTCTTGGTTGCCGTCTTCGGGCTCGTCGCCGGGGTGCTCGGCTTGACCGCCGGACTCCTCGAGCTGGCTGCTAGGGCGCTACAGGCGATGACGAGGGCGGTAGCATGGCTGGCGGGGGCCATGAAGAGCCCGGCGAAGGCCCCGAGGGCCCCGGAGACCGCGCCGAAGCCGGCCGAGAAGGCAGGGGAGGGCCCGAAGGAGGAGCAGCTCACGCATGCCCTAGTCGGGATGGGGTTCCGGGCGCCCGCTGTTCGGGCGTTCGCCGCGACGGTGCGCCCGCGGGTGGTCGCCGGGGAGCCCCTCGAGGGGCTGATCAAGGAGGGGATCGCGAAGCTCTGTAGCTGATCCTACTTTCCGATTAGCGCCTCGATGTATCCTTTACAGAGCAACGCCCCGTCTCTCATGCCTTCCTGAACACATTCTGCGGCGATTTCCACGCATATAGCATCGCTCGCTCCAGCGCATCCCGACGCGTTTTCGCGAGCAAGGCGGCAAGCCGCTCCCGCTGGCCCTCGTACGGCGCTTCGGTCGCTTCGCGGCGGAGCCACTCACGGGCGGCGTTCATGTCCTCGGTGCCCGTCGTCGTCTCGACGGAGGGTTGAACGCTCCTTTCTTCGAGCCGCCGCACCTTCCCCTCCAATATTTTCACTCTATTTTCAAATAAAGTGAACCACTCTCGTGCCGGTTCACCCCGCATGCTCATCGCCGCCGCCCCCGGCTGAACCCGCCCGCGATCTTCCGTACGCTCTTCACGAGGACGGGGTTGGACAACGCCTCGAAGATTGTCGCAGCGGCCTGTACCGTCTCGTTATCGCTGCTGAGGATGCCGTCAAGAGGACTGTCGAGGAGCCCGTTTTTCGCGATCACCTTCAGGCATCCAAAAGCGGCCGAAATCCGCTCCTTTTCTGGGGTGCGCTCGTCGAGGGCGAGGGTTATCAGGTCTTTTGCTTTCTGTCGTGCGTCCATAGGATTCCTCCGTTACAACCAAAGCGCAACGCGAGCTAACTGTTCGATGTCCTTGATGCGCCGATCAAGATCGCCATGGCGTGCATGCGGTGTTTCGGCCTCCTTAGCGATGACGCTGAGGGTGTCCTGGAGCGCCTTGCGCATTGCATCCCGCTCGTCGGCGGTTGCGTGGAGCAGCGCAATCAGTTGATCGCGGCCCATGCCGGAGACGCCGACGGTGGTCATCGATCGCCCGTCACGTGCACATGAATCCCTAGCCTCTGCGCCGCTGCTCTGTCTCGTCGCATCTGCTCGTCGCGGTACGCAGCGGCCTCTACGCGTCTGAAAAACCATCCGCTCCATTCCTGCTTTTTGGAGATCTCGCGGACGACGCGCCATGCGGCCCCGCGGGTGATGATGTCCGCCGGCGGCGGGGCGCTCTCGACGATGCGGTAGTGGATCGCCGCGACGGCATGCCGGGCGGCTTCGCGCGCCTCGTAGGCGTGCTGATGAGCGAGCTCGGCATCGGTGCGGATGTAGTCGGTCATTTGTCATCCATCGGAGAGGGGCTATCCGCCGGTGCCATCAAGAAACGCGATTTGCAGACTCTGCATTTGACGTGAAAATGCTCGCGCGTCTCGTGCCCGATCTTCCGCCCAGTGCATAGGCCACGGCCACTGAATACGATTGGATCGGATTTGTATGAAGAAGCGAATGCTGAGAATTCAGGTATTGCGGTACATTTTGGACACCGTGTCTTGCTGAGCGGTGACAAGGGTGTCGCCAGCTCATCGACGCGTGGCGCGACAAGCGCTAGTTCGCGGTAGGGTCGCTGAGTCATCTGTCACGTGCGCTTACTTCGCGCGCCACCGCCTCGAGCATTTTGGCGGATTCCTCTCTTCCTACCTGGCGGCACGTGGCCGCAACGCGCCCGATGATGCTTACGCTTGCCGATTGCGTTTCAGTTCGGCGGTCTTCAGTTCGGCGATGATGTCAAGATACCGCTCGCAAGTAGGGCACCCGCCGAACATCATTTGCTCGCGGTTCTGGCGATTTTCTTTCGTGTCGTCCCACGGTGCCTTTCCAGATGATTCAAGCGCGTTGGCGAGGTCAACCGCGTCGGATATAGAACGGCGATCGCTGACGGCGAGGACGGCTCGTTGTATGAACTCAGCTCTTGTCATTCGCTTCATCCATAGTGACTCTCCAAGGCCTCCTCAAGCAGGAGGCGCACCATACCCGAAAAGCCCCCCTGAATCGCGTATCCGGTCTCCCCCTCGACGCGTGCCTGATGTTCACATATGCGTGCCTCGAGATCGGCTCCCATACGAAGCATGCGGACCTTGGTTAGGTCCTTCTTGACGCCCTTGGGCTTTCTCTCCTTCTTTTTCATGCCAGCCGCCATTGTGCCACCTCCTATGTAGCTCAGTCAAGCTCACGGGTTGACGGCGAGCTACGAGGACGCTACGGTGGCCTCGGAAGGAAGGAAGAAAGAATACTCATGTCGACCTCGGCACAAGTAGAGCAAAAGGTGGAAGAGCTCGTCGCTGCTATCCGCGCGATGGTCCTGAACGAAGTCATTAAGAAGGTGAAGCCGAACGGTACCGCCCCCGCGGCGTCGCCGACGTTGGGGGCTCGAAAAAAGAGGAATGCCTCGGGCCGGCTCCCCCGTCGCTCCGCCGCTGACGTCGGCGCGGTTGTCGACAAGATCTGCTCTTTGCTCGCAAAGGCCCCCGAAGGGCTCCGGGCCGAAGCGCTCCGCGAAAAACTCGGACTCGAGGCGAAAGAGCTTCCCCGGCCCATCGCCCTGGCTCTGAAAGAGAAGCGGATCAAGAAATCGGGCAACAAGAGAGCGACGACGTACACGATCGGCAACGGCAAGAGAACCGCAACGTGAACTTTCGTTGCCAAGCATGCGAAGCAACCTTCGAACATCCTAACGTCTTGTTGGTCGAGATTGACGGGTCGACGGCGGAGGACGACTGCCAGGTCCTGAGTTTGCCTTCTCGACGGGGTACCCGTTGCAGAAGTCCGAGCGGACGCGGATAGACTCCGGCGTGATTCGCTCGCACGGCAAGCCGCGATGAGACGAGCCAGGATTCGCCCGCACCTCTCCGGTTGGACGTCGCAACCGCCGCTCGAGTACGACGATGCTCTTTTGGAGATCGCGTGCGCCGAGTGCGAGCAGCAACCGTGCGCCGTGTGCAGCCACGAGCCGTGCCCCGTCTGCCTGAACGATTGTGACCACGCGGACTGTTTGATCCCCGCACCGGAACGCGGGGAGTCGTCGCTCAAGAAAACCCACGTATGCTCGTTCTCGCCATGCGCACGCCATCATCGCCAAGATGCGTCCGCGTCGCTTGCGCCTTGCCTCGTCTTCTTTCTTCCGTCCCTCCTGGAGGGCCTTGAGCACCTCGGAGGCGCTCCAGCCGGCCTTGGAGGGGCGCCGCGCGGGCGCGGCGCACTCCCCCAAAGAGGGCAGCTCCCTTTGGACGAGGGCGGTTAGCTGCGCGAAACGATCTTTCGGGTGCATGCCCGTGCTCATGATGCCAGCATTCTGCTAGCTGCACGCGTTTCCAGGAATATCTGAAGAGCCCTCTCGAGGTTTTTCGAGTCGTCGGCGCAATCGTCGCACACGAGCACTTCGAAGGCCGTAGGGGCCGTGAACGTGACCCAAAACTCGTCTACTTCCTCCGCGATCTCTTCCTGGCCGCAAATGTCGCAGGATAGAAGGCATACGTCCTCGATCGAATCTTCACCCTCGCCGCCCGTCTTTTGCTTGTTCGTGTTCTCGTCCGTTGGTCATCGCTCGACTCCCGCGCTCTTTCTTTTCTTGCCGGCTCTCCCTTTCGGGGGCGCTGCCTGTTGCATCTCTGCGAGGGCTCCCGCCAGCCGCCGCAAAGCGGCCTCGCCGCGGAGCCCACCCGAGAGATCTTCCTTCATCCGATCCCCAGTCTTCCCGATGGCCTTCTCGAAGTCATCCAGCTTATTGACTACCGCACGGACGATGAGCTCGTCGCCCGTACCCTTCGCGATGATGTACTGCACGAGGGGTTTCTCCGAAGAGCCGAAACGATAGATCCTTTCCTCGGCTTGCACGAGTTCGTGCGGCTCCCAAGAGAGTTCAGCGAACACTGCAACTGACGAGAAGGATAGATCGATACCCGTCGAGGTTGTGTCGATGGTCGCGCAGAGCACGCACGGTTCGGGGCTCTTGCGGCAGAGCAAGATTCGCTCGTCTCTCTGACGTTGGACCAACCCGCCGTGCACGTACTCCGCCGAAGCGCCCTTCTTCTTGAGCTCCTTTGCGAGAGTTTCGGCGAAGAGTCGCCGGTAGCAAAAGCAGATGACCTTTTCGCCCTCCTCGACGTGCGTACGAAGAAGATCGACAACGGCCTTTATCTTCCCGTCCGCCGACAGATCTAGAGCCCTGCGAAGGGCCCCACGATCGGACATCATCGATCCCGTTATCGTGACCATCTTGGTGGCCGGGATACGAACGTCGATGACCTGGCGAGTCTTCGGCGGAAGCTGAGAATCGACTTCGGACTTTACGCGCCGAAGCATCAGATACGCCAATCGAGAACGAAGGCTCTCTTCGGGGGCAATCGCCAAGCCCCCGATCCCTTCCGGGTCCAGATTACTAGAGCCGGAGAAGTCCCAAACCGATCTGGCTTCGGGCCCCTTCCCGATCGTCTTTTGCTTCGCGTCGCAGAACAGCCGCGAGAAGGATCCGCCAACGGATCCGTCGGGCCTTTCGTGCGTGAAGAACCATCCGAACCGGCCGGGGGCGAGCGTTTCCAGCACGTTGAACAGATCCCTGGGCCGGTTCGTCATCGGGGTGCCCGTGAGAACCATCTTTCTTTTCGCGTGCGCCGCGAGCTCTTCGATCGCCGTGCTGCGCCGGGATTTGTGGTTCGAGATGCAGTGTCCTTCGTCGATGATCAAAGTCTTGAAATCCCACTCTTTCAGGATCTCCGTCCATGCGTAGACGATGTCGTAGGAGACCACGACGACCGCCGCGGAGGAGTGCTCTGCCAGCCACATCTTCGGAACGGGACGGACGCCCTCAAGCACGACGACCCCCGGCGCATCCCCCGTCTCGGGGGCACCCCGAAGGGCTCCGGAGAGCCACGCGTCGGGCCACCACTTCGCGATCTCACCGGGCCCGACGGGGCTTTCGGGATCACGGCCCCACACCCCGACGACGTGTGATTGACAGATAACGAGCGTCTTCTGCTTGATCGCGCGGGCGGCAACAATCGCCTCCAGCGATTTTCCGAGCCGCATCCCGTCGGCGAGGAGTGCCCCCTGCGTGCTCCGCGCGATCAAAAAGCGCACGCCCTCGACTTGATAGTCGCGGAGTCCATTTGTCGCGAACAAGAAGGGTGTAGGCGCCGTCCGCCAAGCGTCCGGCCTGGGGAGATCGTCCGTGTCCAACTTTAGCCCGGCGTGTCGGAGGCGCGCCGCCAAAGCTGCGCACGCGTCGGCGTACCCTCTCCACTCGCGCGAGGGGCCATCGAAGCGCATCCCCGGCACCATCTTCGCGTGATCAACGAGCGCACGAGAGAAGTACGAACACCGAAAGGCGTAGATCCCATCGCCGACTGCTACGACCTTCACGAGGAGACGATCTCCTCTCTAGAGGCCTGTCGGAGGAGGTCTTTTACCTCTTCGATCGTCGCGCACTCCGTGAGGTCGCGCACGGGCTTTCCCCATGTGCGGGCGTGTTCGGCCTCGATCGTCATGCCCGGCGAGATACGGGGCCCGACGAGCCAGATCTCGTCACAGCGTTCAATCAAAGCTCGGTCGATCCGTAGGCCGAGCTCCCTCCCGCCGTCTTCTTCGGGCCACTGCCCCGAGAGGATGATCCAGTCCGCCACGGGGGCAACCCCCAATTTGCCGATCTCTCCGACCCACTTCGCGGCGGCGCGGCGGTTGTCTTCGCGGCCGGGCCCGCCACCGAGGGGGTGTGCGACGTAGACGACCTTCATGCTGTGCGCCGGGCGAACGGCGATCGTCCTCTTGATCGGCGCGGGCGCGGGGGGTGGGCCATCTTCCTTGCGTGCGTCGTACCGTCGATCGTTGTCGTCTATCATTTTCGTTTTTGTCGTCATGATCCCCGCTCCTTTTCTATGTGCAGCGCTTCTACCGTTGTCGTCTCGATGGCTCCGTCCCGCCGTAATTTCTGAAAGGCGCGCTCTGCCGCCGCGGCGCCGTACGCGCGCACGTAGGATGCTTTTGACAATGTCTCGCGCTCGTACTTTCTGATCGTGAGATAGCCCCCGCCGCTGGCCGAGGGGAGCTCCGGAAGTGCCCCGGCGGCGACCTCGGTACGGATCTCTCTTCTCGCGGCCACGGCGAGCTTTTCAGCTTGCTGGACGACGGTGTATAGCATTCCCAACTTTTGGGGGCGCGTCATCCGCGAGGAGCCGAACACTCGCCGCTCCATCGACGATTTGTCAGGATCGACCCATTCCACGAGGCCCGTGAGAACATGTCCGGCCTTCTCGAGGAGCTCCGCATCTCGCGCGGGGCATACCCCGGCGGCCGCGGCTGGGCATCTCTCGGAGAGACACCAAGTGCCCGGCCGCATGCTGCCGTCGCCGATCCGGGCGAGCTGTCCAAACACCTTCCGGCAGTGTTCCGTCAACATCTCCTTGGGGACGTGGTCGCCGTAGACGGCCGTCATGCCCCGACGCCGGGCATGCAAGACGGCCACGATCACGTTTCTCGCTTCGACGCACGCCGCGAGCGTCAAGAGCTGGGGGATCTTCAGGGGCTCGGAGAAATCGGACTGTCCCGTCTTGTGGTCGAGCACGAGCCACGGCGTACTTCTCCTTGCGGGTTCGATCATGAGATCAGCCGTGCCCGCTATTTCCCCCGACCGAAGGTCCTCGTAGATGTGCTCGTCCACGGTCGGCGGGGCGATCCGACGCGCCCCCCTAGGGCCGAGCGCGTACGAGATCTCCGTGTGGGTCTTTCCCTCTAGAAAGTTGATCTTGAAGGGGTTCGCGCCCGCGAGCCACCGTCGGAGGATCCCCGCGGCTTCGGCGATGTGCGGGGCCAACTCCTCGTCTTTGGCGCTGTCGTCGAGGCCCCACCGCGCCGCCGTCTCGGCGATTCTTCTCGTTGAGGGTGATGCCCAGTCGTTCTCGATGCTCCACGCGATGAGCTCGTGGAACGCGAGCCCATAGTCGGCGGACTCGCGGTCACCCGGGCCGGTGGTGGCGATGATCTTATCGAACGGGTACGCGCACTCTAGTAGGAGCCCCGTCTTGGAGGCGGACGGTTGCAGCGTTCTCCTCGCATCGTTCATGTCAAGCGGCCCTCTTCGCCGGGCGCTTCCTCTTTTCTTTCTCCTTCTCCTCCTCTTTCTTCTTCTCTTTCTCTTTCTCGTCGGACTCTGCGCGAAAAACGGCGTTCTGCGCGAGGCACCGTTCAGCGGACAAACGGATAAACATCCCCGGCGAGATGCCCCGCGCTTTGGCCGCCCTCTTGATCTCTCTAAGGACCGCGGCATCCGGGAAGTGGAGCGAGAAATTGACGTAGTTCATCGGGTGCTCCTTGGCTTGCTGCGGCGCGTCGTACGGTGCGTGATGCGGTTCGGTGATTTGAGGTTGCTTGAGGGGATGTCCATATAGTAGACCCGGGGTCCCTCGCGCAAGTTCTAATATATGAGAAGCGCCGGGTGGGGAGCCTATGACGAAGGCGTCACCGAAGGGCCAAACACGCGGCAAGACGAGATCCGTCACGACTGCGCGAGGGCAGGGATCGTGAGCCGCTCTTACGATCATACAGACACAGGCAACGCCGAGCGGCTAGCCGCCCTCTTCTACAACGAGTTTCATTATGTCCCGGCGTGGGGGGAGTACGTCGTGTGGGACGGGGCTCGCTGGCGGCAAGACGTCGGCAGCATCAAGATGATCGCCCTCGCGAAGGCGACCGCTTTGCACATTCGTCAGAGCGCCAAGGAGGTCGTCGACGACAAGAAGAAGGCCGCGATCCTTCGCTGGTACAAGAGCTCTCGGGCACGATCGCGGGTCGAAGCGATGATCGCCCTCGCCAAAGCAGAGGACGACGTTGCGATCGACCACTCGAAGCTGAACCGTGACCCGATGCTCCTCAACTGTCGGAACGGGACGATCGATCTACGCACCGGCAAGCTGAAAGAGCACTCGCCGCGAAACCTCCTCACACAGATCATCCCCTTCAACTTTCGCGCTGAGGCGAAGGCGCCGAAGTGGGAACGGTTCCTAAAGGAGGTCGTGCCCGACGAGGAGGTACGAGGGTTCTTGCAGCGCTACGTCGGGTACTGCCTTACGGGGGCCGTCACTGAGCGGATGTTCGTGGTCCTCTTCGGTGGGGGTCGGAACGGCAAGAGCGTCTTTCTGCGCGTTCTACAGACAGTCTTGGGGGCCTATGCGATCTCCGCGGCGCCGACGCTCTTGATGGCACGAGACACCGAGGCGCATCCCACCGAGGTTGCGGACCTCTTTGGGGTGCGGCTCGCCATCGCAAGCGAAGTGAAAAAGGGCCGGGTTTTCGACGAAGAGCAAGTCAAGCGGCTTACGGGTAACGACACCCTCAAAGCCCGGCGTATGCGCGAAGACTTCTGGGAGTTCGACCCGACCCACAAGATCATCCTCGCGACGAACCACAAGCCCCGCGTGAAAGACACGTCGGATAGCTTCTGGGATCGGATCGCCCTGGTGCCCTTCACCGTCCGCATCGAAAAAGTGAATCGGAACCTCCTGGAGACACTTCTGAGCGAAGTTGAGGGCATCCTCGCGTGGAGCGTGCGCGGGTGCCTCCTGTGGCAGAAATCCGGACTTCCCGTTCCCGGGGCCGTTCGGGAGGCGACGCGCGAGTACCGCGAAAGTGAGGATTGGGTCGGGAAATTCGTAGAGGAACGCATGACGCGCGGCTCTGAACTCACCATCACGAACGAGGATCTTTTCCGCACCTCGAAGGGTTGGTGCGAGAAAAATAATCTCTTCAATTTTTCGGAGCGCGCGCTCGCGGAGCGTCTCCTCGAGATGGGCTTTCAGCGCGCCACGAACATTGGGCCAGAAAAAAAGAGGGGATGGCGCGGGTTTACGCGAAAGATCGCACCTGTTCCTTCAGGAGACACTAGAGACACTAGAGACGCCTCGGGGGGGATAACCGCCCAAAACGCTAGGGCATCCTCGAAAAGAAATACGACTCCTAGATCTGCCGATAATAGGGACCCAGGTGTCTCTAGTGTCTCCAACGTCTCCAACGTCATGTCTATTGACAAGGCGATCTGCAAGACAAAACAAGGGGGATCGTGATGCCGACATGCAAAGTACACTCGTCCAAAAGGAGACGGCAGCCCCCTGGGCGCTCGATCCGGCCTTCTGTGCGCTTTCGCGTCCTCTCGCGTTTCGGCTTCGCGTGTGGCTACTGCGGGGCTTGTTTTACGGGGTCTCCGGAGACAAAGCTTGTAGTTGATCACATTCTCCCTGTCGCAGCCGGCGGATCCGACGAGGGGTCAAATCTCATCGCTTGCTGTCTCCTTTGCAACCAAGGCAAGGGTTGCACTTTTGTAGCAGGATGTAGGTATTCCTTCGTCGAGTACCTCCGGCACCAGCGAGGGCGCGAGGACTGGATCGGTGATTTGGCCGACGATGAGGCCAAAAAACCGTTGCTCAAGGAGCCCTCTTCTTACAGAGAGCTCGCCGCCGCGCTCCGCGCCTTAGGCGGCAACCGTAACGAGGTACTCCGGGCTGCATGGCACGCGTGGCGAGAGTGGCGCCGCCTGGGCCGACCCACGCGCGCAACACGTGCAATGCACAAGCAATTGCGGGAGAGCATTCGACGGACGACTGCGGGGTCGTGCCTCTGGCTCAAGAAAGGGTTTTGGGCAGAAGGCAAGTTCTTTTCGTACCGCGACGCGGTTTAGTGTGATACCACCTTGAGTGCGCGGCCCGCTCCCCGCCGCCCGCGCTTCGACGCCCTTGGGGGTGTCAGACGGCCCTCTTCCGCTCGTCACGGAGAGGGCCGTTGTCTTTTCGCGGGGCGGTCTTTTTTCTTCTTGCGGGCGCGAACCGCTAGAGGTAGGACGGTCATCCCGCCGCTTGAGTGACGAGCTGCCCGCAACGCCGGCAGATACGAGAGGGGACGGGAAAAAAAGACAGCAAAGGGAACTCCCCGCGGCGCCGGGAGAAGGGGATCAGAATGCCGCATGCAGCTTCCGCGCTTGAGCGCGAGACGTACCTTCGGGTGCTCCTTATGGGCGCCGCGAAGTGCGGGAAAACAACAACGGCGATCGACTCGCTCGTCCGTGCCTTCGGCCCGGGTTACGTCCTCGTCTGTGGGGATAAGAGCGGCCTCGAGCCCGCCGTTCGTCGGACAAAAAAATTCGAGTGGGATCTCATCCGTGACGAGAACGACATGGAGACCGCCCTCAAGGAGGCCCGACGGGGCGTCAAAGAGGGCAAGTACAAGTGGATCGTCAACGATGACTTTTCTCTCTACGCCTCGTGGCTAGAGGGCGCGTTGCGCGATGCTTCCGCCGTCGCCAACAAGAGCAAGCAACCGGATGGCCGACGCTACTGGCCGGAGTACAAGTCGCGGCTCCTCAACATCGTCCGGCGGTCCTTGGACATCAACGCCCACGCCGTTTTTATCACCCACTTTATCGAACAGTCCGGCGAGATCACCGATCCGGAGACCGGCGTGACGCAACGCCCGAAGTCGGGGATTGGCATCGTTCCGATGATCGGGGGCAGCGCAAGAGAGGAACTCCCCGCCCTCTTCAAGGATGTCATCTTTATGGAGAAGGCCGCGCGTGGGGATGAGCGCGTCTTCAAGATCAACCCTCAGGGCGTGTGGGGGCCGGGTTGCAGGAGCGTAGACGGGACGAGGGACATCCCGGCCGACTTCGGCGAATTCATGAAGGCGATGAGCTCCCCCGCGCCTCGCGAGCGGAAGGAGAAACCGAACGGCTCTGCGCGGACGTCCTCCTCTTCGTCCTCGTAAGAAAGAACGTAGAGGCACGACTTCGGACCGCGCGGTGCGGCTCGAAGTGTTGACAGCGCACGTCCGATCCGGACGCCTCACCGGATCCAGCACACCCGAGAAGAGAAGAAAGAGACCATGACAATGGCAAACGGCACGCACGAAACCAACAGGCACGGCAACGGCGAGAAGAAACTAGCCTTCAAGCCGCGAAAGACATCCACCGAGATCAAGCCCGACGCCCCCGAGGGCGAGTGGGAGGCACAGATCCCTAAGGGGAAGTGCAAGATGCTGATCACCCAGAAGGGCGATCCTCGTCTTATCGTACCCTTCAAGCTGCTCACGGCGGCGGACGAGAAGAACGAGAGCTTTCAGGGCTCCGAAGTGTCCTTGTCGATCATTATCTTTGACGACGAGGACGCGACCAAGCGTCGCGGCGCCAACATGATGAAACAACGCCTCCGATCATTGTGCACAGCACTCGACATCGACATGGGCGAGGTCTACCCGACCGAGGTGACATCCGAGGAGGACTTCCGGCCGCTCTTCGATGCCCTCGAGGGGCAAAAATTGACGATCTGGACCGTGCACTCCAAGCGCATCGCGGAGAGCGGCGAGGAGCTCACGGATACGGATGTGCGCTTCGCGAAGCCAGGTGCCGGCCTCGTGACCAAGAGCAAAGAGGAAGAGGAGGAAGAGGAAGAGGCGCCGCGCAAGGTGCAGAAGGGAGGTAAGGCCCGCCGCTGACGGGAATATCCGGATCTCCGGATCTCCGGATCTCTTATCTTGTGCAGCAGAAGGATGGGGGAGGTCCGCAAGCCTCCCCCGTCGAAAGCGCCCGCCGAGGAGCGCCCGCAACGAACTCTCGCGTGTCTACCCCCACGTGGGTTCTTCGTACGTCGGTCTCCCCCTTCCTGACGCAGTCGGGCACGACTTCGGCGGACGCTTTCGACGGAACAGCAAACGGCAAAAGAAGAAGAAGAAGAAGAAGAAGACAGAGGGAAGGAGCGCCGACCGATGACTACGGTTGACGATGTTGACGGTGCCGACGATCTCGACGATGAGCTGATCTTCATCGACGATGAGGACGGGGATGCCACTACCGACGCCGACACCTGTTCGAGGGTGCGATGCGGGTGCCCCCGTGCGGTCCATACCGACGGGTGGGGGGTGTGCACGTGTGGAAACTGCCCGCGGTTTCTCGACTGATGTTCGCCCTCTCCCCATGGGACGGGCACACCCCCCGTGACGTCTCGTCATACGACCCCGTCAAACACGGCGCGCGCTGCGACCTCTGCCCCCTACGGGGTAACCCCGTCGTCCCCTACGAACCCCCCCGGTCGGGACGTGCCCCGAAGCTGATCGTAGTGGGTGAGGGGCCTGGCCGAAAAGAGGAAGTCTTCAAGACCGGCTTCATCGGGCAATCCGGGTCCCTTTTAGATGACACCCTTTCGGACGTCGGGATCTCGCGATGGGACGTCTTCGCGACCAATGCGGCCCTGTGCCGCGGGGACACCGACAAGGAGGCCGACCGAGCGGCGGAATGCTGTGCCCCACGGCTCGCGCGGGAGCTCTCTTCTCTCGATCCGGGTACCCCGATCGTCCCTTTAGGCAAGCAGGCCGCCAAGAGCGTGCTCGGGACGAAGAGCATCTTGCTTGTACGGGGCTTCGTATGGCGATGCCGCGATCTCTCCTCGAACATCAAGACGGCCGAAAGCGGACTGCGGAAGGCCGAACGGCAGAAAGACAAGGGGGCAATCCGGGAAGCCGAACTGAGGGTACAAACCCTCCGTGCGCGGCAAGATCTAAAAGAGAGGGTGGTGTTCCCGACTGTCCACCCGGCGTTTGTACTGCGGGCGGATGCGTGGACGCCGATCCTCAAGTTGGATCTCGACCGTGCGCGACGGTGGGCCGACGGCGAACTGAAGGACGAAGATCTCGAGGATCGAATAGAGAGAGTAGACACGCTGGAGGAGTTCCGTACGCGCGAGCGGGTGTATCTCGCGACGGACGACGCTGCCACTTTAGCGGCCGCCTTGGCGGTTCTTGATGAGACCGTCTCATGTGACATCGAGACCGAAAGCGTTGACCCGTTGTCGCCCTTGTTGGTCAAGATCCTCTGCGTGGGAGTTGGGGATACTAAGAGGGTCGTCGTCTTTGGGCCCTGGCGTGAGGAGATACATGCGGGGGTGCTGACGAAGGCGCTCGCGTCGCGCAAGACGGTGTTCCACAACGGGTACAACTTCGATGCGCTTGCGCTTGGCCGTGATGGTGCAGCGGTCGACCCCGCCCGAATGGAGGACACACTCATCGCGCACCACGCCTTCGCGGGACATATGCCGCAACGGCTAGATCATGTCGTAAGCGTGTTCCTCGATGCGCGGCCATGGAAGGTACGATTCGGGCGGCGTCAAGCCACCGAGAAGGGGCTCCCCCCGCAAGATATGACGTCCGACGATCTTCACTTTTACAATTCCTGTGACGTGATCCTCACTGCCCGAGTGTGGCACGCGATGCAGAATGATCTTCGGGATGAAACCAAGGTCTACGCACACGACAAGGCCACCGCACTTTTGTGCGAACAGATTCAAGAGACTGGTTTTCGTGTAGACCGAAAACGAAAGCGCCTTTTGTCGAAGCTATTGAAAAGGCGTGCGGCCGCTTTGAAGGGGCGGTTGAGATCTATCTCTGGTGTCCCGGATCTGTCACCTGGACGACTCGGGGAGATCCGCCGGATCCTCTTTACACGCCTCCGAGCACCGATGCTCAACCCGACCGGGACGGGGCTTGCTTCGACGTCAAACGCCACCTTGGAGGAATTGAAGAAGGGCCGAGGGAAAGCCGCCAAGTTCGCCGATGCCCTATTGCGGTGGCGTGTCGTCGGAAAGATACGCAGCACGTATATAGAGGCAGTGAAGGTGCACAAGGACGACCGAGCGCATTTCAATTGGAAATCATTCGGGGCAGTATCTGGCAGATGGAGTTGTCGCATGCAGTCGGTACCGCGGTGGAGCACGGCACTCGAAGAGCGCGTTCGGGAAATGTACGTGGCCGCTCCAAATCACGATCTGTACTACTTCGATTTGTGCTTTACCGGCGATACGCTCATAGATGGGCCCACCGGGGCCAAACCGATACGCACGCTGGCGGTTGGCGATCTCGTCTACACATATCGTGCTTCAACACGTCGCCCGGCCATCGGAAAAATCACTCAGCATTTGCACGTTGGCCGCAAGCCTATCCTGAAAGTCACGCTCGACAATGGCGAAGTGGTCAGGTGCACCCCCGAGCATAAATGGATCGTGCTGCCGCGAGTCGAGACGCGGCCGCACAAGAAAGGTCCATGGCCGTGCGGCGGCCCAACCGACCGACTCGCACGGGATCTTCAGCCGGGCGATCGGCTGTTACCGCTCCGAAAGCAAATCGTCGGAGGTCGCGAACGTTTATATGCCCATGATGCCTTCACGTATTCAAGGACACACGTAGAGGTCGCCGCGACTGTCTATGGCCCTCGCCCCACTGGCCATGATGTGCACCACAAGAACGAAGACTCTTCGGACAATGTCCCGAGCAATCTCGAGTACAAGCATGCGGCAGAGCACCAGGCGGATCACGGTCGCGTGCAAGCCCGTCGACAATGGGCCGATCCAAAGGTGCGCGCGAAGATGACCCGAGCGCTTCGGCGCGCAACGGCTGAAGGGAAAACCGCACACTATGGCGCCGCAAACGGGCGTTACAACCCCGCGCAGATATGCGCCCTCTGCGGTGCCCATAAGACGACAAGCTTAGCCAAGTTTTGCTCACGCAAGTGTTACGGGTTGGCGCGAACAAAGACGCGACAACCTTGTGCGATCTGCGGCCGACAGCCCACACGACCCACCGCACTGTTTTGTGCACGCAAGTGCAAGAAGGTCGGCGCTGAACAAGGCTTGAACCACAAGGTTGTTTCCATTGAGCCCGACGGGTGCGCAGACGTCTGGAGTATCGCGGTAGCCCCCGATCACAACTACGCGCTCGCCGCCGGCGTGTTTGTCAGAAACAGTCAGGCAGAAGCACGCATGGCTGCAAATCTCTCTGGCGATCCCGCATTCTTGAACACATGCAAGGGGGATGTCCACGTCGGCAACGCTCTGGTGCTGTTCCCTGACGCTCGCGAGATGATCGAGCGAGACCCGAAAGGCAAACACTGCCTACGCCATGGGGCCGGCGGATCTTCGGGCGCTGCGTGCAACTGCGGCAAACCCTACCGTGACGTAGCGAAGAATGCTGGCTTTGCGGTTGCGTATCTCGCGGAGGTACCGACGGTGTTCGCGTATCTGCGGGCGCAAGGGTTCGATGTAGAACTAGGGGATGTCGAGGAGATGCTCTCTTCGCTAAAGGCGGCATACAAAGTCTATTATGCTTATGTTGAAGCGAACATCGCCTTCGTGAAGAAACACGGGTTTCTCCCGTCGCCTTTGATCGGACGCAAAAGTTGGTTTGGGTACGCGCCCAAACCTACTGATGTCGCAAATCGGCCGATCCAAGGGGGTATCGCGGACGTGATGAACGAGCGTCTCGTATTGCTTTCGCGGCAGTTACCGAAGACAGCTCGCGTAGTAGGGCAGTATCACGACGCGGCGATCATCGAGGGTAAAAAGGGTGATGATCGAATCGTGACGTTGATCAACGCGCTGTGGGAAGAACCTGTTCGGTTTCCGGAAAGTCAGGTGTGCCCGGAGGCGCGGGAGTTTTTCCTCCCGACAGAGACGAAGCGCGGACGACGGTGGAGCGAATTCTAAGAAAGGGGATCCGACGATGAACGACGTGCTCGAAGGGGGCTATGCCGACGGAGGCGACGGAGGGGGCACAGATGTGCCGCACTGGGCCGTGCGCCCCACCAAGACGAAAGATCTCTCGCCCGATCAACATGCGGCACTGTCGGGGGTGCGCGCGTGGCTCGATCGTGGTACGGGTGCGAAGAGGACTCTGACCCTCGCGGGATTTGGCGGCACGGGGAAGAGCTACATTTTGTCTGTGCTCGCACAGGAGCTCGACGGTTCCTCCTTAGCCTTCTGCGCCTTTACCGGCAAGGCCTCCTCTGTTTTGGCGAGGAAACTCGCACAGGCAGGGGTGAAGACGGTATCGCGGGCCGTGCCCCGTGACGAGGGCGGGATAGCGCGATATGAGGTCCGGCCGTATTGCGGGACCATCCACGGGCTCGTGTACCGGCCGTGCCCCGTCTGCATGATCGACAACACGACAGTGGAGCCGGAGCACACCAAGACGGCGGGCTGCCGCGAAGACCTCGGAGCTCCGGATATCGCCAAAAAGGTTATGGTTGTTTCGTGCCCGGCGTGCCTCGCGCCGCCCGTGCCGCCCCCCAAGCCGATCCTTAGCTCGTGTGGCACGTGCAACAACGCACGATATCTCCGGCGAGACAAACTCGATCGGAACTATTCGCTGATCATCGTCGACGAGGCGTCGATGGTCTCGGACGACATCCTCGAAACGCTGTTGAGACACGGTGTGCCCTTGCTGGCTGTCGGAGATCACGGCCAGCTTCCGCCCGTGCGCGGGGCGGGATCTCTGATGCGGGCGCCTGATCTTCGATTGGAGAAGATCCATCGGCAAGCCGAGGGCAACCCCATCATCCAGCTCTCGAAGAGAATTCGCGAGACGGGCGACATCGCCGACGAGCTCGAAGACGGGCAGTTTTTCACGATCCTCGCACGTCGAAAATTGGAGGACTGGATCGCAACCCGATTTCCGGCGAGCCGGCTCGAGAGGGATCCTTGCGCGCCGGAGAGCGTACTCGGGACGGTACTCGTGTCGTGGACGAACCGGCTCCGGTGTTCGTTGAACTATGACGTGCGCGCCGCCTTGGGGACGACGGACGAGCCGCCCACGAAGGGGGAGGTCGTCGTGTGCCTGAAAAACACCCCGCCGGTCTACAACGGGATGCGGGCCATTCTAGAGAATGATGGGGTACGATCCGGCGGGGGAAAGACCCCCAAAGTCGCCGCGGATCTCTGGTTCGCCGAAGATGGCATCCGCAACGCGGGGACGCTTATGTCCGAGTTCCAGTTCTTCGAGGAAAAAACGATCGACTTCGACAAGGTGAAAGAGATGGGGGTGTCCTTTGCGGCGCTGGGCGGGCTGTATGATTTTGGGTACGCCCTCACGTGCCACAAGATGCAAGGGTCGCAGGCGGCAGATGTGGGTGTCGTGCTCGAGCCGAGCATGTACCGTGTGATGTCTCGAGAGGACAGGACAAGATGGATGTATACGGCAGCCACAAGGGCAGAGAGGACACTCACGGTGTTCCGATGACGGCCGACGCTAAGATGCGCCCCGCGCGAAAGATGCCCGCGCAAAAGCCCGGCCGGTCTGTACAAACGTACGCGACACCGCGTCCGTTCCTCGAAGCGGTCAAACGGCGATTTACAATCCTTGAGTTCGCGTACGATCTTGCGGCCGAGCCCGAAACAACAGCGGCGAAGCACTTCTACTGCGAAGAGGAAAACAGCCTCGCTCAAGATTGGACAAAGATCCGCGGGGACCTCTGGCTGAATCCGCCCTTCGGATCGATCGCACCGTGGGCCGAGAAATGTCGTGTCTCGCGCAGTCCGAAGGGGCCCCGGCGGATTTTTTTCCTGACGCCCGCTAGCATCGGCAGCAATTGGTTCGCCGCGGACGTATGGAACTACGCCCGCGTGTTCGCACTGCAAGGACGATTATCCTTCGACGGCCGAGATCCTTACCCCAAGGACCTGATCTTGTCGGTTTATGGCCTGCCGCCAGGATTCGAAATATGGGACGTGCGCGATGTCGCGCGGCAACGGTAGGGCCCATGGGTAAGACCGTTTTCCCACCCGGCACTCCGCTTCGCCCGTGCGCGATCTGCACCAAGATGATCGTCGCGCACAAGCACCAAGACAATTCTGTACGGGCTTGTTCGCCGCACTGCGCGCACGAGCTGTTTTTTAGAGAGCATCCGGAGCTGCACAAGAGCTGGCAGAAAGGCGAACCGGAGTCGGGGGGAACTCTGCCGTCGTGACCGTTGAGATTCTCCGCTACGACCGTTTCGGCGTGTCTTCCTTGGTGCGTTGCCCCCACTGCCGGACGACGTATTTCACTGCCGGCTATCGCAACGGGATCCTTCTTCGATCAGGATGCATGGGATGCGCGATGTGGCGACGTCCTGTGACGACGCGCCAGCAGATGGGCCGAAGGGGTGCGGCCGTCACGAATTCGCGGCGTGGGCGATGATCAACTTCGGCGCTCGTGATCCCCTCGTTCTCGCCGGCTTCGTCGCCGACGCGAATGGTACGACCGTACAGGCACTACTCGGCCGGCGGAGGGCGCCTCGGTTGGTGACTGCCCGGCGGGAGCTCTATCGGAAGTTGCGGGCGTGGGGATGGACGTACGAAGCGATTGGCGGATTCGTGGGCGAGAGGGACCACGCGACGGTGATGTACGCGCTGCGCGGTATGGCTTGACTGTCACGACCGCCGTCCATGGAATCGACACGGCCCGGTCGATTACCCCTTGCGCTGTAGCCACAACGAGACTACATTGATGGGTGTGAGACGCGCCACGGGAGTGAGAGTGCGACCGCCGCTCTACGCCATGTGCTCGGCGCGTTCGGTCTATCGACCGGCACGCTCGTTACGCCCGATGAGAATCGTGCTCGTAGCGTGCAGACTAGGATCGCGGAGCGATACGGCTTATCGCTCGCGATCACGCATCAGCCGGCCGGGGTGCAGCGACGCAAGCGCCCATGGCATGCACAGCTCGGGGTAGGCGGCATGCTCGAGGCGGTGAGCGCTCACGATACGCGTGAAGAGGCGATCACGGCTGGGATGCGTGCGTGGCTGGAACGACGTGATCGCGATGTGGCGGAGATTTGCAGAGCGCGTGGAGGGACACTCGATTGGGGCATGTCGATCGCGCCCATGAGCGCCCCGCAGTTGCTCGAGCCGCGTGACGGGGAAAGCGCGTGGGACGTCGTTGGGCGGGCACCCCGCGAGGCTCCTGTTGGGACCGCGTGGATATCAGGTGTGCGACCATCGGGAGAGGCGCTATGACACGATCCGGCACCCCGACGACGCCCTACGCGCAGCGCAAGCGTCCGCTGATCCACGTCTCCCTCTCGCCTGACGCAATTGCGCGCCTTGACCGGATCGCCCAGGCCCGAGGGACAACCCGGAGCGGGGCTGTCGAGCAACTGATCCGACGAGCGAGAATCGCGGCGACGGAGTCACGATAATGCGCGCGGCCTGCAAAACTCGACGGTTTCGACAAATCTATACGCGCGGTCGTTTTAACGCTTGCGCTGTACGTACCCCGACCATACAGTAATCTCATGAACAGGACGCCGCTCTTCAAGGATCTCTCGGATGCCGCTCTCGTCGAAAACTACCTCGCGACCAAGGCGCTCGCCTACAACGGCGCTGCTGTGAAGTCGCGCAACCTCGGCCACACTCTCCGCAACCTTGACATCATCGTCGCCATCGCCCGCAAGCGCGGCATCAGGCTTCCGGCATGAAGAAAATACGACGTCCGAAAGGCTGGCCTACTATCGAGGGTAGGCCAGCAACGCCGGAAGAAATTGCGGAGTATTGCGCCAAAGTGGAGGCGCATTACACCGCTCCACGAGCCCTGACAGCGCCGCACTTCTGCAAACACTGTACGCAGCCTTTGGAGCATGAGCCATGCCACGTTTGCTGGTCGGCGCACTTCGAGAAACAGGTGCGGGATTACCGCACCTTGATAGAGGCGAAGTCATGAGCCGATCCGGATCAACAACGCCTAACGCGAAGCGTTCGCGACCAATGGTTACTATTACTCTGTCGCCGGATGCACTTGCCTGCCTAGACACCATCCGGGCAGCGCGGGGACAGACCAGAAGCGGGGCGATTGAGCAGCTAATTCGCAACGCACGGTTGCGGGAGACAGATTCCCGATAATGCGCGCGACCTGCGAAAATGTCACTTTCTTACGAAAAAGACGGATGCCGAGCGCAGTGAGTGGCTCACCGCTCATGGGTACATCGTCGGTGTGGTTTCCGGGGACTCCCGCGGGGACCGAGGCGAAGAGTGAGCAACCTCGCCAAACGTGATGACCTCCGAGAACTCGTAGCCAGCGCAGCGGCCTACTCGCAGTCCACGATCACGGATGCGACTCGCCTCTGCTACCAGCAAGAGTTCCGCCGCTTCGTGGCGTGGGCATCAGAGCGCGAGCTGCCGTTCATGCCAACAACGATCGAAGTCGTCGTGGTCTACCTCGCAGCCCTGGCAGACGGCAACGTCGAGGTGCGCTGGTTGGACCGAGGCGGCAACCCGCGAAGCTCTAAGAAGGCGTACAAGTACGGTTCGATTCAGCACGCCTACCAGGCGATCATCTTCTGCATGCGACAGAACGGCCATGACTGGCCCCACGCTCACCCGGCCGTGACGAAGGTGCTCCGGGGCATCGCCTTTCGGAAGGGGACTCGAAAGACGCGGGTTGCCCCGATGCAGATCGCCGACTTGAAGAAGTGCCTTGGCGCTCTTCGAGAGAAGCGATTCGAGGACTTGGTCACCTACCGCGACCGAGCGATCCTCTCTCTAGGTTTCTTTGGCGCTCTCCGTCGTGGGGAGATCGTTGCCCTCAAGGTGGAGGATCTGGAGTTCGCCCCCGAGGGGCTCATCTTGCACATTCGGAAGAGCAAGACAGACCAGCTTGCGGCGGGCGACACCGTAGGACTCTCTTTACAGTCCGACCCGGAAGTCTGCCCTGTCGTGCTCCTCAAGCGCTACCTGGAGGTCTCAGGGCTCAAGAGCGGCCCCCTCTTTCGACGCATTGACCCTCGGAGCGATTGCATGGGTGCAAAGGCTCTCATCCCTCAGAGCATCGCCAACCTCGTGAAAGCCGTAGCTGAACGTGCGGGGCTCGACCCTGAAAAGGTGTTCTCTGGCCACTCCCTTCGGTCGGGCTTCGCAACGACCGCTGCGGTCAAGGGAAAGACGCTTCCCAAGATCATGAGGCAGGGTCGCTGGAAGGACCAACGTACGGCAATGATGTACATCCGCCCGGCGACTGTCTGGGAGGACAACGCGAGTGATGGGCTAGGCGACGATGTGGGTAAGAAGAAATGAAACCGCACGCAATCCTGCGCGCGAAGGAGGATGGGGTGCCTGAAACGAAACAAGATGAAGTTGCCGAGGCGCCCTACTGCGACGTGTGCGGCGCGTCGGGCGCCGACCTTCGTACCGCGGTGGAGGTGTGTCGCGACTGCTACGACGTAGCCTCGATGCTTCCAGAGGACGCGATTTATCGTCGTCTGGACGAGCTTGGAGTGTCTCCCGAGCAAGCGGCTGATGGGGTCCGCCGGGTAGCCAGGCCGGACGCACGATGCGTCACGATCCCCGACGGCGGGTGCGTTGGCATCGGTTGTATGCACGACTTGAGGGATGAACTGCGCGCTGAACAGGAAAGGACGGTGGCGTAGTCGTGAAGACGTCTACAACACTGCGCGCTGGACAAGGAAACACGATGGAAAAGGAAACGAAAAGAAAGGAACCGATCATGAGCACAAAGAGCAAGTTCATCCTTGATCTACCCCTCACAATGCCCGCCAAAGACGTCGTGGCAAAGGGAGCTAAGGCGAACATCTTCTACGACGACAATTACGTCTATTCCGTGAGGGCAACGGCCCGAATGAGGGCAGCGGCCCGAAAAAACGCAACGGGGCCCAAGAAGCATGGCCCTGGGCGTCCCACCGGACGACAGGCTCGAAGCCCCGAGCAGCTCTTGAAGGCTGTCGCGGCCATCCTTGGCTACTCGAAGGCCATGGCGGTCCTGGACGAGGCCGAGCGGGACGCCCTTGCGATGTTGTAACGAGAAGCCCCCAGATCCCTCAAGTTCGAGTCAATGGTGACCGCCGGTGCAAGACGTGCGTAGAACGAAACTTGAGGGATGAACTGCGCGCGAACGCTGACCCACCGATGGTGGCCGCGCTCTTCGTCGCGAAGGGCGGGAGCTACTACGACTTACCCGGAGTCGACCCCTGGGATGTGGAACGCGACGCCAGGCAGTACCGTGGTCCGCACCCCGTGGTCGCGCACCCTCCGTGTGAGAGGTGGGGGCGGTATTGGGGCGGAGGTCCGAGCGCTAAGGTGAAGCGGAAACTCGGGGACGACGGCGGGTGCTTCGCCTCGGCGCTCGCGAGCGTGAGGCGTTGGGGCGGGCTCCAGCAAGACTCGCTCACTCGTCCACCGTCGACCAGTCATCGGCGAGCATGTCAGCCTGCGACGCCAACCACCCAGGTTGGTTGTTTCTGCTGCGCCGTGAACATGCAGATGACCGCGCGCGAAGGCGCGCAAGGAGAAGGCAATGGACTTCGAGAAGTGGTGGAATCGCATACTGCACGACCTCGGCTCGGTGAGCAGTGAGACCGAGGCGAAACGTGCGCTAGCACGCCGCGTGCTTAGGCCCAGTGCATGCCCGGTACCCCCTCGCAAGCCGCACAAGACCTCCGCACCCTCCGCAAGAAAGACCCCGCCGCGTGGCGTAGACGCATCGAAAAAGCCTTCGCTGGGAGAGCCACGTTCGCCGAAGCGGCCGAGCGTTTGGGGCTCGCGCGCGTGACCTTGGTGGGGCTCGTTAGGGCCCTCGAAGAAGAGGGGCCACGGCTAGATCGGGCCCCTAACCCCGCCGAGGAGCGCGTGCCCGGGAACGGGGCCACGGGCGTTCACGCGGCCCCTAAAGGGCCCCTTCGGCGGGGGGCGCAACCGGCCCCACGATAGGGGCGCAGCGCGGGGGGCCGTACGCACTAGTGGTGTATACCGTTTGCTACTAGGGGTGTATACCTTTCGCAACACCGCGACCCCTGCGCCCTAGGGGGCGTTACGGATGAGCTGTAAGTGCACGTATATAGGTGGTGTATATGCTGGCACGCCCGCTGCTATATACCCTTGTGCGCCCCGCAAGGGACGCGGGCCCCTTGGCGGGGGCCGAAGGAGGAGAGGTCAATGGTTTACGTCGTTTCTTTGGAGGGGGCCTTCCTACGGGCCTTCCCCGACATGATCCGGGCGAATGCGTTCGCCCGGACCATCTTGGGGGCCTTGGTGGAAGGGCTTTGGACGGGGGGCCTATCATGAGCCACGCCGATCCGATCGTTCGCAGGCTGCACGCCTGCATCCTCGCCCACGTGCCCGCCGCAATCTGGGGGGCCCCTGGGGGAGGCAAGACCGCCCGCGTGCTGTCCTACGCGAAGGCGACGGACCGCGCGATCGAGCGTTGCCTGCTCTCGCGTTTCGAGCCGATCGACGTCAAGCCTCGCCTGGCGATCGACGGTCAGATCAAGGTCCTGACCATGCCCGAAGTCCAGCGCCTGGCGGATGCATACCTCGCGTCCAAGCGGCTCGGTGTGCTCTTCCTGGACGAATTCAACCGGAGCACGCGCGAAGTGGAAGGCGCGAGCCTGGACATTATCGACGCGGCGCCCGCGCACGTGGCCGTTGTCATCGCCTGCAACCCTCCTTCGCGGGGGCAAGCGGCACGCTCGCTTGAGTCGGCCGCGGCTAACCGCTTCTGCCACCTGGACGTGGCGAGCGATTCCGAAGCGTACGCGAACGCGTTGATCAACGGTTGGCCGTCGGACGGGTCAAGCCTGGACAACCCTGACGCGTCCACGCTCGCCAGCGAGACGAGCAAGGCCCTGGCACTGGCGAGTGCTTTCGTGCGCCGCCGTCCAGAGACTCTCTCGAAGGAGCCGACGGATCCGGTGTCGGCCGGACGTGCCTGGCCGTCCCCTCGCTCGTGGGATCACGCGATCCGTCTGTACGCGGTCGCGCGCTCGCTGGGATACGACGTGGAAGACACCATGGCTCTCGTGGGCGGATGCGTGGGCATGGGCCCGGCGGTCGAATTCCTGGCGTTCGTCGCGGATGCCGAGATCGATCCCGAAGTCCTCTTGTCCAACCCCAGCGCCTGGAAGGTTCCCGTCGGCCGCGTGGACAAGACGATCGCAGCCTTCGCCATGGTCTTTGCCGCGGTGTCGCGTGATCTCACGGATGCGCGTTGGCGCGCCGCGTGGGCTCTCGTGACGGTCGCCAGCGATGCGAGCCAGGCGGATGCCGCCATGTTCGCCGCGCAGCAACTAGTCATGCTGCCCAAGCAAGCGCCTTCCGGCGTCAAGCTGGCGCCAGCTCACACAGTCATGCCCCCGCGCATCGCCAAGCTTCTCGCTGGTGCGCGATGACTCCCCAGCTCGCTGACTTGCTCTCGCTGGCGCGCTTCCAGGCGTCGCGTAGCGTCCCCTATCTCGCGCGGGGTCTTTGGGCATGCTCCTACGTCGAATCGTCCGACGTCGAGACGTTCGCGATAGACAGCAAGTGGCGCGTCCTGGTCAACCCCACGTTCGCGGTCAAGTGCGCCGCGGATGGGAGTCTTCCCGCGGCTCTCGTGCACGAGGCGCTTCACCAGATCCTACGCCACGGTCCGCGCGCCAAGACGATCGGCGCCGACGATCACCCGCGCTGGAATTGCTCGGGCGACTGTGAGATCAACGCGCGGATCGACGAAGTGAAGGTCCTCAAGCTGCCCTCGTGCGGCGTGCGCGCCGCGACGTTTGGGTGGGCGCCGAGCCTCGCGGCCGAAGAGTATTACTCGCAACCTTCCAACCCTCGCAAGGGTCCCGAGCCAGGATGCTCGGGCGGATCAGGCGCTGGCGCACCGCACGACGCGGAAAGCGAGCTTCCGGCCGCGGGGCTCGGCGGTCCCCCGGGCCTTTCCGAGGGGGAGGGGGACCTGGTACGCGTCGCGGTCGCGCAAGCCACGATCGAAGCTGCCAAAACGAAGCCTGGAAGCGTAGGAGCGGGCATGCTCCGTTGGGCCGAGAGCATGGGAGATGCGCCCACGATCGACTGGCGTGCCATGGTGCAGGCTCGGATCGTCTATGCGACGCAAGCCAAGCGCGGCCCGACCCCGAGCTACGCGCGCCCGTCACGGCGCGGCATGGGTTGTGCGATGATTCTGCCGGTTTACCGCGCGCCCGTCCCGCGCGTCTCGCTCGTCTTGGATACCTCGGGAAGCATGCGCGGGGGGGACATCGGTACGGCCCTCGCGGTCGTAGTCGACGCGTGCCTAGCGTTGGGCCACGTGCAAGCCGTGGCGTGTGATGCCGAGGCAGGTGACGTCGTGGACGTGCGGCACGTGGACGATCTTCGGGACTACCTCCGCGGCGGGGGAGGTACGAACATGGTAGCTGGAATCGCCCGGGCAGAAGAGACGTCCCCCGACGCGATCGTGGTCGTTACGGACGGGGAGACGGGGTGGCCCAACGAAGAGCCCGCGTGCCCGGTGATCGTGGTCCTCACGCGGGAACCTTCCTACTGCGGACGGCCCCCCACGTGGGCCGAAGTGATTCAGGCGTACTAGCGAAGCAGAGTAGGTAAATAGCGGCCCTTGGCGGGGTCAGAAAGAGAGATTCCCATGGTGGCGATGGTGAGCAACGTTCGGGACATCGGCAGCAAGATCTACGGTGAGATCAAAGCCGACGCGATCGGCGAAAAGGGGGTGGGCGCGATCGTTTATATCCTCGCAACCCCGGGGGGTGACGTTTCGCTCTCCGACTTGACGAGTGCGCTTGTGACGGAGGGCTCTAGCGCCGTCCCGCCGGAGGCCCCGTCGACGGTCCTTCGCACGGCGCGGGCCGCGGCAAAGGTCGCGGCGGATCATGACTTCTCGTGTGTGTCGCGCCGCAATATCGAAGGCGCCAAGCGGGGAACGCAGGGGTGGGAGCTCGTCCAAGGCGCGTACGTGAATCATTCGATCGGCGGGGGCATGGGCGCGCGCGTCTCGCCCATCGTCGCGACGGCGCGGGCCGGATCGTTCGACGGACGGCCGGACATCGTTTCAGAGCTTCGCGCGGCGTTTCACGCGGCAGAGGACGTGCTCACGAACGAGGACATTAGCTCTTGGTTTACCGCGAAGGTCGACGGCCTAGGCGGCATCGCAATCAAGGGAGGCGTCTACTACCTCCCACCGGAAAGCGCCCCGCGGTTCGCCAAGCTCGTCAACGCAGTCCAGCGGGTGACGGGGGGCAAGTTTGAAGTGCACGCCGCGCCCATGGCTTCGACGGAAGGGAGCCTTAGGGTGGTTCTCTCGGCACTCGTGCACGACACGGATACCGCCGTGCAAGAGGTCAACGAAACGATTACGGAAGGGCGCGGCAAGCGCGCGCTTGAGGCGCGCGAGACGAAGTGCCGAGACTTGCTCGCGAGGCTAGATCGCTACGCCGGGCTTTTGGGGGACAAACTCGACGCGATCCGTGCGGGGGTAGAGAACGCGCAAGCCGCGGTTGCGGTCGCGGTGCTCGCGGCGGATGCGGACGCGGCGAACGAGGCGAAGTAGACCGGCAAGAGTCGACGTCCGGGCCCCATTGGACGTGGTTTCAAAAGGAGGAATCGAGATGATTACCGGCAACGTCATCGTGGTTTTGGTGGTGGCTTACACGTTTCGTTTGACCCTGGCGCGTTACGCGCTCGGGGCGTGCGTCGCAGTCGCGCGCGTCGGGCACGCGCTCAAGGCGTACGTGGAGCGGCGCGAGGGAGAGGAGGGCGAGACGGAAGGCGAGGCGGAGGAAGCCTAGACGAAACCGTCGGAGGACATCGCCAAGGATGCTGAGCTGGGCGAGAAGATCAAAGCAGCTTTTCTGGTGGAGCTGAGCCCGCGGAGCTGAGCCCGCGGCAACGAGACACGTGACCCTCCAAGCCCGCCCCCCGCCCGTTGGGTCCCGTGCGTGGACCTCGCCGCGTGGGAGACCCTCGCCAAGCGCGTGGGGGGCGGACTTGGGGGGTCAGGAGACGCACATGCCGACGACGAGAAAGAAAAACTTATCCAATCGACGGATCATGGCGGTCTGTCCGGTCTTGCGGGCGGGCACGGGGCCTACGCGGACGTTGCCGCAGATCATGCGGCAGGGGCGCTGGAAGGATCAGCGGACGGCGATGATGTATATCCGCCCGGCGACGGTATGGCAGGACAATCCGACCGAGGGGCTCAGCGACGACGAGCCGGAGAAGAAGCGATGACCGTCCGGTACGGGCTCCACTTGGAGGTCGCGGCTCGCATCCTCTACTACCTTAAGGCGTTGCCGTTCGATGAGGCGCTGGACGTGCTGGCAATCGTTTGCCGGTGCGTCACCGACCGGAACATCCAGTGGCGTTTCTGGGATGATGTGGGCGTGAACGCAAGGATCCGGGCGCAGTGATGCGCGCTTAGATGCGCCAGCAAACGGAAACGAAGGGAGGTAACGGCTCGTGGGCTACATGCACATCAACAACCTGTACAAGGACCAGCGGATCCTCATGTTCCGCGAATGCTTCGCGCTGGAGAAGATCCACGGCACGAGCGCCCATGTTGCGTGGCGCGACAACGGCGTTCACTTCTCGTCTGGCGGGGAGAAGCACGATCGATTCGCGAAGCTGTTCGACGAGCTGAAGCTGCGGGAGTTGTTCGCGGCTCTCGGGCATGACGGCGTCATCGTCTACGGCGAGGCGTACGGCGGTAGCCAGCAGGGTCAGAAGTGGCGCTACGGGGAGTCGCTTCGCTTCGTCGCGTTCGAGGTCGAGATCGGTGGCATCTTTCTGGCAGTCCCGCAGGCTCATGACGTCGCGACTAAGCTCGGCTTGGAGTTCGTGCACTACGCCAAGGTCTCGACGGACCTAGTAGCGCTCGACGCGGAGCGTGATGCGCCGAGCGAACAGGCGAAGCGCAACGGCGTCGTCGATAGTGACAAGCCGCGTGAGGGCGTGGTGCTGCGTCCGCTCATCGAACTGAAGGACAACGGCGGCGGCCGTATCATCGCGAAACACAAGAGGGATGATGAGCGCGAGACGGCGTCGCCGCGCAAGGTGGTCGACCCGGACAAGCTCCAAGTGCTCACGCGAGCGACCGAGATTGCCGACGAGTGGGTCACGCCGACACGCCTTGCCCACGTCCTCGACAAGCTCGATCCGAACGCAGGCATCGAACGAATGCGAGACGTCATCGCCGCCATGACCGAGGATGTCATGCGCGAGGGCGCGGGAGAGATCGTGGACAGCCGTGAGGCAAGGGCCGCCATTGGGAAGAAGACGGCCGAGGTCTTCAAGGCGCGCTTACAGTCCGCACTTCGTGCGAGCGCCACCGCTGCGAGTTCGCAATAACATGCGCGCTGGACACGAATGGGCGAGGGAGACGCGATGGGGAAGCACGACGACACGCACGACTGGGACCACGACAACACGTGCCGCGCCTGCGGCGCCATGCGTCGCTTCCGTCTCCGTCCGTGCGTGGTCCGCATGAAGAGTCAGCATGAGGCGACCGACGCGCTCGAAGAGGCGGCGCGGTGAGTCGTTGAGCGAAGAAGGATCAGGCGCGTAGTCGTGCGCGCGAAGGCGCGAAGGCAATGGACTTCGAGAAGTGGTGGAATCGCATACTGCACGACCTCGGCTCGGTGAGCAGTGAGACCGAGGCGAAAGCGCTCGCGCGACGGGCATGGGACGCGGCGAAGGCGCAGTCCGGCAACTACGCCGCCGATGACGTGATCGATCCGCGAGCGGTGGCAAAAAAGAAGACCGTGCTGGAGTGGTCCGACGCTGGCGCGATTGGGAGCGTGGCGGAGGCGAAGTGGCAGGGTGAGCAACTGAGCTTCCGGGTGGACGCGTTCCTACGGTCGCGTGGGTGGGAGCACACGTCGTCGACGCCCGGATCCTACTGGCTCTGGGGTAGGACGATCGACGGCAAGGCGCTCTGGGTTGACCAAGCTCACGCGCTCGGCATCGAGGCGAGTCAGGAGCCCGACGACATCGACGGTGACGAGGAACTAGGTGGTTGAGCGACGAGCCACAGTGAACGAGAGGAAGAGGACGAGCCATGACGACTTTCGAGCTGAGCAAGGTGGAGCTGGGTGACCCGAACAAGGTGTGCAAGGGGAAGGTGCCTGACGGGATCCAGGCGACGTGTGGGACGCGCGTTGAATGCCGATCCGAGCGATATTGTGCGCGCGGTACAGGAGGAGACGACGTGACTCAGCCGGGCATTCCGACGTGTGGAGAGGGGCCGTTAGGGGGTACGTGCTGCTCGTGTGGCCACTCCGGTCCTGACGCAACGCCATGCTTCAGGCGCCAGGATGGGGTGCACTGCGAGCACTGGTGGGACGGTCCCGAGGTCTGCGATACGTGCGCTGGGGAAGGCGAGTACAGCCTAGCGGACGACGATGGCGACGAACACACGTACAGGTGCGAAGACTGTGACGGGGGTGGCCGCCCGAACGAGAACAGGGCCAGTCCGGCGTGCGGCTGTAGGCCGCCGAGTGTCTACTGTTTGGGGCACTACCCGCAAGCGAAGGTAGTTCCGCTCGGACCGATGCCGAGCGTTATCTTGACGAAGGAACAGGCTGCGTCGATCGGCCTGCGTTCGGGTGTATGAACACTCTCCCGCAGGCGAAATGGGACCTAGCCGTGTGGCTTCTTGCTCAGGGCGAGACGCAGCGGGAGGTTGCTCGGCTCGCGGGCGTGAATCGGGAGACGGTCATGTTGCTAGCGCGAGAGTCTGGGGAGCAGAGGTCGAGGTCGGCAGGGATGCGCAGGTACCATCAGCGGAGACGTGAGCAACGGACGTCGACCGAAACGAAATCGAGCGTGTAGTCGTGGGCGCGAAGGAGAAGCGATGAAGCGTCGGCGAAAGGCCAGGGTGAATCGCGAGGTGCGACGAGCGCTCCGCACAAGCAGGCGCGAGGTCGGCGACCATCGCCGTTGGTGGTGGATGGCGACCATGCCGCTAATAATCAAGGACGACCCCGTCTTCAGGTGCGATACGGAGGTCTTCTTCGATCCGAAGTGGGGGCGCTGCTATCGGCCTGAGTCGCTGTCGGCGTGGGCCGAGAAATAATATGCGCGCGAGGCTGAGTTCATACGACGACATCCCGGTCTCGTAATCGCCAGGGCAGCAACCACGTGGGCGTCAGAGACGATTCTGATGCGCGCCGAGTTCGAGCCGACGACGGAAGAGCAAGGAGACAACCGATGACGGACGCAGAGACGACACGACTACTACT